ATGGTGTAGCAGGTACAGCCGCCATGGTGTGTCCAGGTGTTAGAGATTCTGGACGCAGAGGTGGTCCAGGAGCTATAAGAATCACGTACAGAGGTACGAACGTCAACGGTGAAGTACCGAGAAAACTAGGAGGTACTTTCTAATGGCATTATTAACACAATTATTAGGAAATAGACAACTGGCATTTGAAGATCAGTTAGAAAAAGGACGTATTTGGGTATTTGGCGACGGTAATGAATATACTGGTTTATGCAATGGTTTCTGTTGGAAACCTCCAGGTTTCGGTATCGCTGTAATAGAAATATACGGGCCAGGTGGTAGCACAGGGCGCGGCTGCTGCTGCGGCGGTGCAGTGCCAGGTAATCCGGGAGCGGTATCTAGAAAATGCATATGTGTTTGTCCAACTAACTATGTCTGCGGTTCTATAGGTAGAGGCTGCGGCGCCACACCAGAATACAATCGAGGTGATGATCCAGAATCTGTAGGTTTGTGCTGGTTCGGTTGTGCTATCCATCCTTTGTTTGAAGGTGGATACAATCCCGCCCAAACACAAAAATCATGGAGAGGAAACAACCCATGGGGCTGGGGCAATGGTGAGCCCATGGGAAGTCAGCCCATGAACGATACTTCAACAGCAGCTAGATTTTTTAATCCTGCAGACACCGGGTGTCTAAGACGTGTATGCTGTACCGCTGGTGCGACAAGAGGTTGCATGTGTGCGCAAGGAGGCGCCGGAGGCACATTCTACTGTTCAAACGATGCTATGACGTCATACCTATGTTTTGCAAGAAATAGATACTGCGGGCAACTAATAGGTACAGCAGAGATTTGCGGAGCATTAGCCAATGGTACCTGTGGTATTACCTGTAACGTAGGTGCAGAATGTGTTCAATGGAACATGAGAGGTATAAAGTGTGCATTTGGCGGGGATCTAAACTGCTGTGGGGTATTTTCTTGTACAAGATGGTTAGACTGTGTACGAAATCAAGCCAGCTGTCGTTGGCAATACCATCAAGCAACACCTCCTTTGAGATATTCCTCAGAAGGAGGAGTTTATACCTACATAGGAGAACACGACAGTCCCAGCTCAAGAGTATCTGGATCGAATGCACTGACACAGATGGCCGGAATTCAAACCTTAGCGAGAGATCCTTCATACGTTCAACCAGTATGGTGCTGGAGTGGTGGTGTGGGATGCGGATGCTACGAAGCGTTTGGTTGCGTAGCTTGGGCCCCGTCAGGTATGGGAGGATATCCTTCTGCGGTCTGCGGCGACGTTCGAGATCATGGAGGGCGAGGCGGCAACGGTAGTGTGAGGATTAGATACACACCAACAGATGGAGGCTCAGCGTACTAAAATGGCAACTTTAAGACAATTAGTTGAAAATAAAATAAATCAGATAGACACTGATGAGATTAATCTAGAAAAAGGTCAATTATGGACTTATGTTCCGTCTGGTTCTGCTGGTACACAGTTCCATCCCAGCGGTATATTCTGTTGGCAATCGCCTGGTACAGGACGAGTTATCATAGACATTTGGGGAGCTGGAGGCAGCTCTCCGTCTATTAGATGCTGCGGAGTAGGACTTCCTGGAAATCCAGGTGCTTGGTCTAGAAAATGTATATGCGTAGTGGCAGGATGCCAGATCTGCGGACAAGTTGGACTCAGCTGCGGTAATCCAGAAACATTCTGTTTCAAAGGATGTTCCGAACCAACACAAGTTTGCTGGACCGGTAGAAACCCTTACACAGGCGCAGCTACCAATGGTTGTCTGTGTGCTCAGGGAGGTCGAGGAGGCACTTCTTATTGTGCTCCAGGGAGTGCAGCAGTACTATGCTGTTATCAAAACGGAGGATTCTGCTTTACTAATCTATCTAACGGTACTTGCGGTATTGTTTGTAACTTTGGTTCTGGTACTGGATCATGTTGTGCAGAATCGTTTGGCGGCGACATTAATAGGCGCGGCGGATTCAGTTGCGCTACGTTCTACACATGCTATAGTAATTGCCCATGTTCAACACAAGCACACGTGGCTATTCCTCCAGGTTTGTTTGCCTGCGATGGCGCTGTTGTTACGCATGGTTTTGAAAGCGATCAAGATTTCTCTCAGTGGAACGGATCAGGTTATCACCAGTTTATCTTTATGTTAAACGCGATGAGACGTAGTCCAGCTAGAGGTATTCCGATGGTGGCTTGTTGGAGCTCAAATAAATCATGCGGATGTTATCAGATGCAGGCATGTATTCCATTTATGCCAACAGGAACAGGTGGAACAATGCCAACACCCTGCGGCGAGCACTGTAATTTTGGATGGCGCGGCGGATATGGAGCAGTAAGAATTAATTTTATTCCGAGGTAAAAATGATTACAAAAAAATTTACACATCAACTACCAGACGAACCGTACAAGCAATCGGCTGGTAAAAATCTCACAGTTGAATGCGAATATCAAGGTCCGCGTTTTCTTTTGGTAAGAATCAAAGAAGAAACTAGATCAGTGGTTTGCGTAGAAAGATATGGAGATGAAAGAGACCCCTTAGAAGCTAGTATTGTAGATGACGGTAATATTTGGGATTTCGCCATTCTTGACGCTGAACAAAATACATGGGAAGCTGCATATCTTACAAGTAGTTACACACACGGAACTGTGGCGGACTACGAAGAATCTTTGCCTACCGGCGAAAAATATTCATTTGTTTATCCAGATGGGTCTGGAGTGATCGGATCTTGCCATGCCATAGAAGGATTGAAATACGATAAAAACCTAAAGATTTTTACTCGTCCTAAATTTAATTCTCATCCATTAGATTCTGTATCATTTTGGGAAAGTGTTGAACTTCAAAAAATTGAATTTGAAAAAATTCTATCCGGCGATCTATCTAAATACAGCAATGAAGTTATTGCTGACATTAGAGCCTACAGTGATTTCTTGAAAACAGCTAAATCTCGTTATCAGAATGTAGATCATTGGAAATTCAGTTGGCCAAAGTTTCCAAATCTAGCTTAATTTAAACTCAGAAAAGGCCTTGTGCTTATATCCGTAAGGATATATAATCAACACTAGGCCTTTCTTATTGGAGTTTAAATGACAAGATCAAAAGCGTTTTTTATAAACGGCGGAGCCGGCAGGATGATTTGTTCTATCCCTGCTTTTGAACTGTATGAAAAAGAATCTGGAGACAAAGATTTTATTATCGTATGTGAAGGCGGAACCGACGTTTTTAAAGGACATCCAACTTTAGATTCTAGAACCTATGACATATGGCATAAAAATTTATTTCAAGACAAATTAAAAGATCTTGAAATAGTGACAACAGAACCTTATAGAATCTGGGAGTATTATAATCAAAAATGTTCAATAGGACAGGCCTTCGACATTCAGATCAATGACAAGGGTATTAGAACGCTGTCTAAACCATCTCTATATCTTTCCAAAGACGAATTGTTAAATGGCAGATACGTTGTCGGCGAAGTAAAGAAAAAGCTCAAAAAAGATAAAATTATAGTTTTTCAACCTTTTGGTCGCGGCATAGAATACATCGATGAAACACTGGTAGATAAGACCGGAAGAAGTTTTGAACTTAAAGATGTAAAACAAATCATCAAGAAATTACAAAATGCCGGATTTGCAGTTATCATGATGAGCGAATTTAAAATAGACCTAAGCGATGCGAAATTAAAAGACGAAGTGGCCAGTCCAGAAAATACTAATATTAGAATATGGTCGGCTATAATCAAATATTGCGATCATTTTTTAGGCTGCGACTCTGTAGGACAACATTTGGCCTACGCTATGGAAACTCCATGTACAACTGTAACGGGATCTACTTATCCTATAAATGTAAGTTATCCAGATACACAAGGAGTAGAAGTATTAGATATGGGTGAAATTCATAGAGAATTCAGTCCTATAAGAATTACAGTAGACGAACGAGTAGACAGAAAGAATGAAAAATTAATGACTATGAATGAAGATATTACTACATTAATAGTTGATCATGTACTAGGGAAAAAAGAATGACAGTTACTTCGATAGCAAATGAAAAAAAACCAGTTTGGATCGCTGGAATCGCGAGAGGACACAATTCCGGTGTTTGCTTGCTTAAAGACGGCGAAATAGTTTTCAGCATAGAAGAAGAAAGATTAACAAGACAAAAATATGATGGCGGTCCTCTGGCTTCTATGGTCAAGATTTTAGAATATACAGATAAACTAGATTATCTCGTGATCGCTCATACCCAAAGTTTACAAGAAACTGCTGGTAAAATTGATTATACCGGAGACGATGTGTATACAGGTATGGCAAGGAAATTAGGTTTGATCGATAGAAAGGTAAAAAATCTTCACCGCCATCCCCAAGTTATAGATATGAGCTATATGCATCATAAATTGCATACAGCCTGCGCATTTTATCGCAGCGGATTTAAAGATGCAGTAGCATTGATTGTAGATGGTGCCGGTACATTTTTTCCTATGGAATATAACGGCAGTCAGATTTGGTTTTGGGAAACTGAGTCGATCGTTAATTGCGATTACCCTGCAGAATTCAAAACTTTATACAAGCATTACGGTACTAGAGATCCTGTGGCCACCGCTTTCATGCCAGAATTTAGTTCGGATCCTTTAGGTGAAACTGGAGAAACACACGAAGCCTGGTTGACTGATCGAGCAGGTATCGTAAAAGTATATGAAGGTGTTACAGAATACTGTGGATTTTCTGCTATTGAAGCAGGAAAAACTATGGGATTATTTCCTTACGGAAAACCCAACGATAAGATTCCTCCGTTGTTTGATCCAATAGGTAAGACTGTTTTATCAAATAGAAATCTAATCATTCCTAAATATCCTATGAGCAGTGTAGTTAATATGAATCTTTTCGATGAATTAGAAAAAAATCCGGAAAACATCGACGACGATGTTACCTATATGGAGAATCGCAGAGATATGGCCTATGCTGTTCAAACCCAATCTCAGGATCAAGTAGTTAGACTAATCAAATACGCTGTTGAAAAAAGCGGCAAAAACAAAGTGGTTATCAGCGGAGGATATGGACTAAATTGTGTAGCTAATTATCATTATCTAGAACAACTGAGAGATAGCGGAATTGAAATTTACGTAGAACCTATCAGCAACGACGCGGGCACTGCTATGGGAGCCGCTCTGATGTTCTGGCATGGTATGTACAATGACGAAACTATCCGTCCTTATGGCACACTTTATCTAGGACCGGCTTACTGTTATACTGCCGATGAAATACAGTCAAAAGTATCAAATGTTAAGAACGCTACATTATCTAAGGCCGATCACAAAGATATCGTAAAATTACTTCGTGGAAAAAATATTGTTACCATCTTTCAAGGTCGGAGTGAAAACGGTCCTAGAGCATTAGGTAATCGTTCAGTGCTATTTGATCCTACTTTTTCTGACGGTAAAGATTACGTAAACATGGTCAAGCGCAGAGAATATTTCCGCCCATTTGCAGGAAGTATTCTAGAAGATGATGTACATGAATGGTTCGATTTGCGTGGTATGAAAAATAGTCCGTTTATGATGTATGCTGTGAATTGTCAGCCCGGTATTGAAGAAAAGATTCCTAGTATCATCCACGAAGATCATACCTGTAGAATTCAAACAGTTAATCGTGAGCAAAATCCACATTACTACGACCTAATTAAAACTTTCAAAGAAGAAACAGGAATTCCTATACTATTTAATACCAGTTTTAATCTAGGAGGAGAACCCTTAGTCGAAACTTTGGATGATGCTATATGGACACTGCAAAATTCAGATATAGAATATCTGTATCTTCCAGAATACGAAAAATTAATACATATTCCTAATGAATAAAAAAGCCCGTAAGGGCTTTTTTAATTTCTGCTAAATATACTACTATGATGAATTTTGCTAAATTTTTCTTTCAAGGCGTGAAAAATACTCTAAGAGTACAAAACGGAGTAAATTTCTCTTATAAAGGCCCTTGGATTTCTGTATTTCAAGACACTGTTATCGATGAATGGTATGTGGGCGATTTCATGGCCGCTGAATATACCATAGTTGTAGATGTAGGAAACACCAAAAAAGAAATTATCAAAGCTATGGTAGTAGCAGGTCCTGAGCAGGCCAATGTTATGATCTATGGAAGAAATAGTCTCAATGAAAGATTAGTAGATTTATCGGCGGTTGTAACTGCTTCTAAGCTTCAATTAATAGCTAATCCTTCTACTAGTCCTAATGACAGTACCTATGATGATTCTCAACTGTTAGTTGGGTCCAAGGTAATTTTCAGCGCAACTTACTATTATACACAGAACGATCTCACTAGTTACTAAATTTTTGGCTCGGATAAATACTAATAGTCTTTGTAGAAGTTGAAGTCGGAGTAACACGGAGATCTTATGTCAATAAATTACATACCTTTAGAGTCAAAAAGCGGCTTCAAAAGCCCGGGTTTTTCTGTCAACGAAAACGGAGACCTCACAGTAGACGGCTCAGTTTTATTCAACAGCCAACTTAATGTAGCGCCTAATTTCACAGTCAACGGAATATTAATAATTGACAGTACCGATTCTGTAGTTAGTTTAGGCTCCGACATTAAGCACAGTAGCTTAACAAAATTAGGAATCTTAGAAAATTTAGCAGTCGATGGAGATTTTACAGTTGCACAAGGCTCAACGCCCTATGTTAATATTGTTAATGGGCATGTAGAGATAAACTCAGTAGCAGCAGTTGGATCTATAGACAATATAGATATAGGATTAAAAGATCCAGGTCACGGTAATTTCAAATCTTTAAACGTTGGGCCAGGTGACAGCACCGGCGAACTCAGTGTTCAAGGTAATGTAACGGTTACTTCTAATATTACTGTCACTGGCGATGTATCTGCCACTGGCGATGTATCTGCCAGTGACATTTCGTCAACAAATTTACCGACTGCTGCAACACATCTTACCAGAAAAGATTACGTTGACGCAAAGATAGCTGCATTTTCAATTGCTTTTGGAGCATAAGGATAGATAAATGGCAAAGAAACAGATAAAAAATTATGTATTTGAACCAGGCATTAGCAAGGACAGTAATCTATATCCTAATGCAGTAGCATTGCTGAGTGCTAATAAAGCATTTTTACAAGCCCAAGTAGTGGCTTTCATTAACAATCAAATCACGAATAATATTTCTCCATATAATGGTTATACATACGCTCCTGAAAAATGTGTTCGAGACGTAGGATATTTTATTGATGCGGTTATACATGATTTAAGATACGGTGGAAACGTAAAATCTAGAACCGTTGCAGATTATTTTTGGATCAATGGCGAACCACAAATCAGAGGAGATGTGAGCCCAGAAATTGTTGGTCAACAATATCTAAGAGATTTAATTAACAATTTTATTTTTACCAATACTACGGTTACACCCACATACGGTCAGACTGCTGTGTCACAGGTAAAATACACTGGTCAAAACGCAGAAGCAGGAACATCAGCAAGAAACACTACTCTATGGGATATCTTTGGCACGGTGATTCAAAACGGTATTCCTGCTATGCCATCAAAGCAGCCTGGAGTATCGTGTGTTAAATTGCAGGGCAAATATGATCCTAGCGATATTTTATTAATCACTAATACCAATACAGGACAAATTCTATACAATTTTGCTGACTCTAGTAATTCAATAACCATAGAATTAAAAAATGGTAGAAGCAGCGGCGATGGAAATTTATTAAGCGATTTAGATTTTCCAACATGGTGGCAAAATAATGATTGTATCAGCATAATATCATTATCAACAGATACCAGTGCATTATCTACATCTACAGATATACAAATTTTCGTAGAAGAACCCTATCAAACTATTCGCCCGTGGGAATTCGGTACGGATGCGATTGAACGTATGCGTGTTGCCGCTCCTCAGGCCATGTTAGACGCTGACTTTGAATACGGACTACAGCCCACTAAATGGCAAGCACTGGGATTGATTAGAAGCTATCCTTCTGTGTACGAAGTGCCTGGAACCGATCTTTCTATCTCTGCCGTAACCACAGATGCATCGACCAACACCGGGGGATTTGGTAGTTCATTGATCACAATAACAACCACTGGATCTCATGGATTTTCTGTAGGCACTGCGATCACGATCAAAGGTCTGAATACTGCTGTAAACGGTTTTTCTAGAGCAGAAGGATCTTTTATCATATTCAGTGTACCTAGCTCAGTTACTTTTACCTATTATAGTTCTGCAAAGGTAGGAACAACATTAGGCGAAAGTTTATTCACTACTTTCGTACAGGCTAGACAAGCTGCATTTTTCACGGGATCAGCGATCGGAACGCCTACTTTCTCAGTTTTTTCTAATGGTGCTAATTCTACTGTAATATCAAAATTCGACACACCCAACGGATCTTTACAGATAGCATTTAACGGAACCTCACCAACTCCCGGCTCCCCAATTTCAGGAAGCCCATTGATCGTTCCAGGTTCGTCTATATCAGGAGTTATTGGATCTGGAACTATCACAAGGAACATTGCAGAAACAGTAACGCCCACTGACACAAGTATCGAACTAGTTACTTTAGCAGGAGTACAGCAAGGAATGGCCATAGACGATGGCCTTAATAATGCAGTTTTTATCAATAGTATTTCAGGCAATACTCTTTTCCTTTCTAACGCTGTTGGACAATCATATGTAGGAGCCAATGGAACTAATACTGGGGTATCTGGATCTAATATCAATGGTATAGGTAGCGGAGCTACTTTTACAGTCACGCGATCGGGTGGAAATTACAACGTGATTGATTCTGGAGACAGTACCTACAACGGTACAAATTACGCAGTGGGAGATCGAGTAAAAATATTAGGAACAGACTTAGGAGGAACAAGTCCGGCTAATGATGTTACTATTACTGTAGATTCTATTGACAGCGGTGGCGCTATACAGACTTTCACAGCCACAGGCACATCTATTTCTGGTGGTGCAGTATATATTAATCAAACACAATCTAGTACTACAGGTTCTGGCTCTGGAGCTTCGTTGTCTGTAACAAGAACTGGAGGTACCGGAGCATACTCTATAACATTATTTAATGGTGGTTCGTCTCATAATCCCGGAGATATAATAACTTTTAATGGTACTTTATTTGGTGGCGATGATGGTGTCAACGACATCGTTATTACCGTAGATGGGGTCTCGTTTGGAACACAGGCTGTGGTAGATTTTACTATAAATGGCTCACCGGTAGGCGCTACTGGAAATGCTACCTATACTAGTTTGCCTGTCACAAACATAGCTGTAGCAGGTTCAGGTGCAACATTTACAATAGTAAGAAGCGGTGGATCTTATTCTGCTACTGTAGGTGTAGGCAACGGCGGAATTGATTATCTTGTAGGTAATAGAATATTAATTCTAGGAACATCATTGAATGGCACTAGTCCTTCTAATGATTGCACAGTCACGGTAACCGCAGCTAGCTCAGGATCTATCTTAACAGCTACAGCTACAGGAACACCGTTCGAAGGAAATACCATAATAGTTTATCCTACCATGTCCATCAGCGATGCTATTACCGGAGAAATTCCAGACGGTACTACTCTTAATGTAGGTGCTATTGCCACTATACAAGTAGATTTCGCCAGTGCTCATGGATTGATTCCGGGAACTACAGTATTATCTAATGTAACCTCAACACCGGCGCCCGACTTCAGCTCTACAAATAGAATACTTGGTAGTTCGGGTACATGGGTAGGTACTGCTTTTAATGCAGGAGTCTTTGTAGCTATAAGAACAGGTAGCTCTGCTACTAATAAATCTATAGACGGACAAACATGGACCGCTGGAGGATTAATGCCTTCAGCAGCAAACTGGGTAGCTGTGGCCGGAGGAACGATAGGTGCTGTCAATTACTTTATGGCAATCGCCACAGGCAGCAATGCTTCTTGTTGGTCGAATGATGGCGGAAACACATGGACTGCTGCTACTTTGCCTTCAAGCGCCGCATGGTCAGCTATTACATTTGCTAATGGTAATTTTGTCGCAGTGTCCAGTGGAGGAACAGCAGCAGCATATTCGGTCAACGGACAAACATGGACTGCTGCTACTTTGCCTTCAAGCGCCGCATGGTCAGATGTGACTAGCGGACTGATCGGTTCGTCTTTTTATGTTATAGCTGTGTCAAGCGGGGGCACAGCGGCTGCTTTCTCAGCAGACGGTGGTGTAGGTTGGACTGCAACAGGCGCATTGCCGGCTTCAAGTACTTGGAGCACCGTAGTTTATGGTAATTCTAGATTTATTGCAGTAGCTAGAGGTACGACTAATGCTGCTTTATCAACGAACGGTACTAGTTGGACCTTAGTTACTTTACCAACTAGTGCTAACTGGAATTGTTCAGCATTTGGAGACGATACGTTTGTTGTAGTAGCGGACGGCGGAACACAATGCTTGACATCTTTTACAGGTGAAACCGGTTCTTGGACAGATCGAACATTGGCTAGCTCTGCTACATGGGAAGAAATTGCCTTCGGAAACTATTCAGGTATAGGTATATTTGCAGTAGTAGCCAGCGGTGGAACAGCAGCATTGAGTATATCATTAACTTCGGCCAATCATTCGTTAGCAGCAGGTCCATTTGTTATCACACAAGTACCTACTCCAACATCATTAAGATATCCTGCTAGAACAACAGGAACTATAAGCGTGTCAGCAGCACCTATTACCGGCGTTCTCAACGTTAGACCAGACAGCTTCTTTGTACATAGACCGTTTGATGGCGGTGTTCAATTAGGCACCGGCGGCCCAAGTCATTCTGCTCAATCGATTAGACAGAGTAAAAAATATATACGTTATCAATCAGGTAAGGGTGTTATGTACACCACCGGAGGATTGTTTGCTCCTAGTTATAATATTTCAGGTGCTACGGCAGCAGCTTTAGCAGTTAATAGTTTCATAACATTTACCTGTGATGACACCGATCATGGTTTACAACCCGGCGCCGTGGTTGAAATCATAGGATGTACCAGTTTTGAATATAATGGCGAATATGTCATAGAAAGTATAGTGGATGCAAGACGTTTTAGGGTAAGAGCCCTAGTGGTATTAAGCACATTAACAGCCAGTTTAGGAGCAGAAGCCAAGGTTATATTAAAATACTGGCATGGATCAACTGTGAGAATTGGGGCGTTTGACGAACAAAACGGATTATTTTATCAATACGATGGCACGAGGCTGTCTGTAGTAAGACGTTCTAGCACTAACCAATTAACAGGCACAGTGGCATGCACTGTGGAAAGTAACTTAGTTACAGGTTCAGGAACAAGATTTCAAGATCAATTAAAGGCTGGAGATAAAGTAGTGATCAGAGGTATGAGTCATACTGTTACAAATGTTACCAGCCAAACATCCATGACTGTTGCACCTGACTGGAGAGGTGCTAACAACATATCTGGTGCGAAAATGGCCGTTACACAAGATTTCCTTGTACCACAAGAAGATTGGAATATAGATAGATTGGATGGGACCGGCCCCAGCGGATATAACATATTACCGTGGCGTATGCAAATGTTAGGTATGCAATATTCTTGGTACGCTGTTGGATTTGTTGAATTCATGTTGCGTGGTGGAGATGGTAGATTTGTATTCTTACATAAATTCAGACATTCAAATGTAACCACAGAAGCATACATGAGAACAGCTAATTTGCCTGTAAGATATGAAGTTGAAAATATCAGTGCTAAAAGCAAACTGATGGCTACCATAAATTCTGTAGCGCAGTCTATGACACTTCAAGACGCTTATTATTTTCCAACAAATGGCATCGTCTATGTAGACAATGAATTGATTTCTTATAGCGGTAAAAACGGAAATACTCTTACGAATCTAAGTAGAGCAGCATCTATGACTGCATTTACAGCAGGTCAAAATAGAACATTTACAGCAGGATCTGCAACAACTCATACAGTAGGAGTCGGTGTAATTTTAGTCAGTTGTACTTGCTCGCCTACTATTAGCCATTGGGGATCGGCGTTATTGACAGACGGCATGTTCGATGAAGATAGAGGATATCTATTCAACTACGCTGCTACAGGTTTAAGCGCCAGTACAACCAAGCAGACTGCATTTATGATTAGGTTAGCTCCTAGCGTGTCAAATGCTCTCACAGGTGACCTAGGTGAAAGAGATTTATTAAATAGAGCACAATTATTATTGGCTGAAATCGCTATTACAGCAGATACAGGCACAGGGGCTATCGTAGTAGAAGGAGTGTTAAATCCAAGAAACTATCCAGCTAATCCTGCTAACGTTATTTTTAACGGATTATCTAGTTCGGGTGCAGGCGGCCAACCTAGCTTCGCACAGATCGCGCTAGGTGGTTCGGTAAACTGGGGCGGGACTCCTATCACAACTTCTACTGCTACTATCCAAGGAGCTTTGTCAAGTGCGTTTACAGCGATAGGAAATAGTACCGGCGGCACGACTTTTAGTAATGCATTTAGAAACGATCGAAATACATTTGTTCTTACCACAGCGGCTTTCGACATAAGCGGAATTCAAATTGGAGATTTGGTATCTAATGCTACATTCTTAGTGGGCGGTAGAACTATTATAAACATTCAAAGAAACGGTATAACGATTGGAGCGACACCTCATACTATCATTACCATGAGCTTGAACGCCAGCGCCACATCTGCGACAAATGCCAATCAAGTAATCACAGTAACCGTTCCACAGACTGCTGCTAGCTATCCCAACACTAACTATCTGTTCTTTACCAACGCATCCTGGAACGCATCCGGAGCTGCGGTAGGTACTAGAGTAGCACCCGCATTCACACAATTTCCTGCGGGTACTTCCGTAGCTGCGGTTGTAACTAGGACTCTAGCAAATGTTACGATAAGACGTGTAACATTTACTCAGAACAGTAATGCAACATTATCTTCTGCAGCCACAGTTACTTTTGAATTTGGTGATCCTCAGTATGCATTGCCAGGAGAGCAGGTGTTTGCCTTTGTAACAAACCCCGGTTCAACGACAGCGTTAAGTCTTTTAAACCTCAAAGAATTAACTACCACTGCTATAGGTGGCCGCGGAACATTTCCAAATGGTCCCGATGTATTAGCTATTAATATTATTAAGGTTTCAGGAACTGCTACTCCGTGCTCGGTAGTTCTTCGTTGGGGAGAAGCCCAGGCTTAACAATAAATTTAGAACGTTTCCACATATCGATCTTAGAATCTAAAGATTTTTTGATCGATATGATGTTTGCTCTAATGTCAGTTATTTCAGTAGGAATCCTACCGCTGACCAATAGCTGTTGGTGATTCTTATCTATATAGCCAACCTGTTCTTTTAGCCTACCTAAAAGTATATTAAGTTCAGATCTTAAAGATTGATCAGTGATGTCACTGATGTCTTTTGCATAACGATTAAAATCTTCTATAAATTTTTGATTAGTCATTAACGATGGGATCATTTTCTAGCACCAATATAGTTTCTAATTTTGCTCTAATAAGCTGATTATTTAATGTTGTTTTAAGACCTGTGTGTAAATTCTTTGGTAATTCATTTATGTTAGCCCAACAGATCGTTTGATTTTTATCTGCGAAAAATTCATCTTCTACTAAACATACATATGTTCCATATTCGAATCCTCTATCTTCGCTAAGATATAATTCTATAGGCAAAAGTCTACCTGTTGAATATTGTTTTAACAAAGATTTAGAATCATCAAGCAATGATGATGATCTAGGAAATGTAGGAACCGTCCACTTTTCGTCTTCTAGGATCAAAAAAATGCGATTACTTTTTTTCGCAAGAAATAATAAACCGGCACGCTGTTGCATACCTTTACTTATAGCGGATCTAGATTAAATCTCCAATATCCTGACGCATATTCGCCCTCAAAGCTCTTATACCAACTACCATCACCGCTCCAACGATATTGTATCCCGGTTTTTAAATTTTGGAAAAGCAAACTTATTTCTGTAAATTTTGGATTTTCTTCAGGAATTACTGTATTATCTAATTCGTTTATATTGGCTAATGCTCGGTAAACCGTACCATCAAATATAACTATATCTCCTTGAGAATAGACAATACCGCTACCTACAGGGTACGATGAAATTTCCCATAAAGGTAAAAGATCTATCCATTGATTACCATCCCATTCTACTATAGTATTGGCTCTTATAACAGGATCAGATCCATCGATATTTTTCCAACTATAAGGACCATCGTAGGGATACGAAGGCGATGGATCAGTGTTTCCTCCTACGTTAGGACTGTTGTTTACATCATCTAAAACAAGATATCTAGTGCCTACAACTACTGTTTGATCCGTTTCCTCTTTGTTGGGCCTTCTTGGATTGAATTTGTAAGGATCAACGATGGCATCTACGGTGGTTCTACCATTAGGATAAACAGAACTATAGATAATAGTGTTAGACGGTTTGTCTTCTATGCTAACTAATAAAAATGTTGGATCTACTTCGTTGACTACAAAAGTGCCTTCTATCTCAGATCCGTCTGCCTGTAAGAAATAAATCTTGCTGATTCCGGGAACATATCCGCCGTAGATATCTAGAACTTTAGCCCAATCGATTCTATCTCCAGTTTTTGTTGGAGGTTCGATGCCAGTTTCTTGTATGACTTCAGCCGGACTGACGATGCTACAATCATAGTCATTGTCATTACCGTTGTCGCTTTTGAGCAGTAACAGCCTCCACTTACCTTCAACATTGGGTAATCTAACACTAGCATCTCCACCATATATTAAATCATCTAGGGCCAAAACATCCCCGGTATCTGAAAATACATTCATGATTAAATTGCGAACAACTCCTAGTTTTTTGACCTTAGCAGGAGGACTTATGTATATAGGCATTTCGAATTCCATACTGCAAATATCTATGTCGCTTTCCGTTCCGACCGGGATAGTTCGTGAACTAAAATTCAACGAAACGAGATTTAAAACACTAAGACTAGTCCAATCTATGTAATTGTCTGTGGTTTGTATTTCTAAACTAGGATTAAACAAAACTAATATCTGCTCTGTAAGTTGAAGTTTTTGATCGGTGTTAGACGTCCAGATATCAGCCTTCATTTTTAACTTAAACGGAGTAGGCATAAGTCGTTCTACGGTATATCCACCTCCCTGAACACTCTTGTATTCAATTTCTCCGTCTACTTCTTCCCAAGCACGTTCACGTATGTTAAGTTTACTAACAAACGTAGCATCCGATAATCTGCTGGTGTCCATTTCTAATCCTGTAATATAACAAGATATTCTTGGCACCGTGGGCATTTTATTTTCTGAATTTTCTTTAATTATACTGGCCACTTGCCTAGTCATATCGCCGTACATCACGGGCACATGACGCAATGCTCCGTCACCGGTTTTATATTTGAAACCGATAAACACTCTCATAAATTGAGTAACATATCGGCGTATCTGGCCGTCGTAGAAAAAATCCATTATTCGTCTGCCTTAGGTCTAAGAGCTTTACTTAGACTCTGTTTTTCTTTAATTGGTTTACCGTTGATGGTATTTACGTTTGGATTATTGATGAATGTAGTTTTTTGTGTTAAACGAACATCTTTGTCTAAAAATACATTGTCTGGACTTCCTCCGTCAGCAACATCCTCATATCCCATATTACTCATAGTCATTCTTGTAACATCTTCCACTTTAGCCCACCTTGTTCCTGTAAATCTAAATAGCCTCTTAGGCAAATAATCTGTACGTAAATGGTATTGTCCTTCTGTAGGTTGTAGCGGAAATGCGATCCCAGCAGTAAAAGGAGCCCCATTAGGCGGTATTCCGTCGCCATCTCCTATAGCAGGACCATCATAATCTGGACTTTGGTATATAGTAGATGCTGTAGATCCTACATAAACAGGATTACCATCGGCATCGCTGAGAGGGTTACCATCTGCATCTGTAGCTCTAGTTTGTACACTTGCATCTAAAGACTGGCTATCAACTGTGACTAACTCAGGTTTTCCTTCGCTGTCTTTTTGCAGCATGTAATGTCGAGTTGTATCGTATCCGCTTCTAGGAGAATCTGATTCGGCTTGATCTAAAACAGCTTGAGTGATCTGCATCTCTTTTTCATAGGTGCTCATTATATCTCTGAGACTCTGATCACTACCTTCACCTGCCGCAAGATCTAATATTTCTTTAAATTCTTGGCTATCAACAAGAGGTTTACATTTAGCTCTATATAGATGAGGATACCACGTTACAGAAAATCCTTCTGCTGCTCTAGTTACTTCTTCGATCACATAAAATCTTTTAAGTGCAAATTGCAAATCGTTAAGAGCATACTCATCTTTAAGGTGAGGTAATTCTATAACGTCCCCAGAAATTAATTTTCTACCAATTTTTTCCACGGTGTCTGTGATGTGAAATGTTATAAAAATAGTATCGTTTTGTAAAAATAATCCAAATTGACTAAGGTTAAAATCAGTATCCTGTATGTTGTAAACACCTCGCAAAAGATAAACATCTTTGTCATATTTCCTATCTCTATTTTCTAGAAATAATAGATCTTGTATATTATTAACACTATTAGATGCGTATGTAGGTGTTGCAGGCGTTTCCTCTATGCTAGATCCGGGACCTAGATATTTGTGAATAAAAACATCAGTTCCGCCCACTTGAAACATTTCCCAGGCGGTTTTATCTATGAATTTAAAATCATTGCCCTTTTCCGGGCGATAGAGCGAAAGTCTTGGCATAGTAGTATATTTACCGCTACGATAAATACTTGTATGAGCCAAATTGACCAAGCCCGCCAAAAAGTCTACGAGTACTGTAAAGCCATGCTAGGCGACGGTATGATCGACATAGAACTAGATCCTATACATTTTCAAACTGCTGTAGATAGAGCTCTTGGAGTTTTTCGCCAACGCAGTGACAATGCAGTAGAGGAAAGTTATGCATTTTTGACATTAAACGAAAATCAGAACGAATATGTATTGCCCAAAGAAATACAACAAGTTCGTCAAATTTTTAGACGCAGCGTCGGTTCTAGAACAGGCAACGGATCGGGAGGCACAGTATTTGAACCTTTTAATTTAGCCTATACTAATACCTATTTGTTGTCGTCGACAAACATGGGCGGACTTTTAACCTATGAATTATTCAGCGGTTATCAAGAGTTAATAGGCAAGATGTTTGGTAGTTTTATTAATTTTACATGGCAACCTCAAAGTCGTAAACTTATGATTCAACAGCGTCCTAGAGGTAGTGAAGAAGTATTACTATGGGTATATAATACCAAACCAGACTTTGCGATCATAGAAGACACCTATGCAGGACAATGGATCAAAGACTACAGCCTAGCTAACTGTAAAATCATGCTAGGACAGGCTAGAGAAAAATTTGCCAGTATTGCAGGACCACAGGGAGGAACAGCTCTTAACGGAGCATCCATGAAATCAGAAGGTCAAGCTGATCTAGACAGACTGACAGATGAATTAATGAAATTAGTTCCGGGAGGCCAAGGATATACCTGGATCATAGGATGAAAGCTTCTGAATTTATTTTTGAATCTGATGAGGAATTCTATACGGAAAGTGCCAAAATGGTCTGGGGAGTAGGTAAACACACTGCCAGAACCGGAAAGACTAAACTGAAATTTCGTTGCACCACTGGTCCCAGAGCAGGTCGCCAGGTCAGTCATCCCAACAAATGCCACCAGCCCATGGACGTGGCACAGGCACAGCGCATGAAGACCACAAGAGCTCGTACCAAAACACAAGCAGCTCGCAGGACCCAGAGAACCAAATCTATCAATACTGCCAGCGTATTAGCCAATCGCCTTAACACAGGCAAACCAAAAACACCAAAACCATATTATTAAAGGTTGATTCTCGCTGCCGGATCTGTTATAATGTTCTTAATTGGAGAATATTATGATCATAGGTATTTGCGGATTCATCGGCAGCGGCAAGGACACAATCGCCGACTATCTTGTAAACTTTCACGAATTTAGGCGAGAGAGCTTCGCCAATACATTAAAGGATGCAGTAAGTTCTGTGTTCGGTTGGGACAGGACCATGCTAGAAGGGCGTACCAAAGCTGCCCGAGAGTGGCGAGAACAAGTAGATCCGTGGTGGGCCGAGCGTCTAGACATGCCCACACTTACTCCACGTTGGGTTCTACAGTACTGGGGCACAGAGGTCTGCCGTAAAGGATTTCATGACGACATTTGGATCGCGTCATTAGAAAATAAACTCAGAAGTAGCAAAGATTCTGTGGTTATTTCAGATTGTCGTTTCCCCAATGAGATTTTAAGTATCCGAAATACAGGCGGAAAGATCTTATGGGTAAAAAGAGGATCTTTGCCAGATTGGTACGAATATGCAATGGCCGCTAATCAACTAGGAAGTAATCTTGCTCATAACGAATTAAAAAAATTAAAAATACATGCTTCAGAAACTGCATGGGTCGGTACTGATTTCGATCATATTATAGAAAATGACGGCTCTATTGACGATCTTTATAATCAGGTAAAATTAATAATCAGCAATGAGATCACCTTGCCTCCAGGAGATGCCTTCCTTGCCAAGGATCTGAGCACAGTTACAGCAGACGGTTTTTAGATTGTTATGACGGCAATTATCTAGATTGCCGTCAATATGAAATACTCTAAAAATTTCTCTGTGAGTACTTTTGATTCCACATTTATCGCATAGATTTTTCATTTTGTATCCTGCTCTCTGCCATCTAGGTATTCCGTATCCTATTCCATGTGCCATGCAGATTTCGCACAGACTTCTATAATAGATTCTGTTATTTTTCTTATAATTAATAGCCTTAGGCCTTTGCCCACACTTACAAAGCGGTCTCATGCAAATATTTACACCTTTTTAACCCCTTTTTCTCCTAGTATAAGTGGCTCTTTTTTAAACTTACCGCTAAATAATATGAGCAACTATTACCAGGAGAATAAGTAATGGCACTAGTATCCCCAGGCGTAGAAGTTACGGTAATTGATGAGAGTTTTTATACACCTGCTGAGCCAGGTACTGTTCCTCTTATCGTAGTAGCTACTGCAGAGAATAAATCAAATGCGGCAGGCACAGGCACTGCTGTAGGAACAACACAGGCCAATTCTGGCAAAGTGTTTAAGATCACAAGTCAACGAGAGCTTGTTGACACATTCGGTGTACCGTTCTTTGAAAAGACAGCAAGTTCAACACCAATCCACGGATCAGAACGAAACGAATATGGTCTTCTAGCAGCTTACAGTTTGCTAGGAGTGTCTAATTCAGCTTTTATTGTTCGTGCTGATGTGAACCTAGATGAATTAGAAGCACAGGCGACCGCTCCGGGAGCAGAACCTATCGATGGAACATGGTGGGTGGACACACAGGCAACAGCTTGGGGAATCCAAGAATGGAACGGAGCAGCAGCAACTACCACAGGCGGACAAAAATTCGCAGTTAAATTTCCAATCGTACTAACAGACGATGACGAATCTAAAGTATCATCTAATGCTCCACGAGATTCTGTGGGGTCTATTGGGGATTATGCTGTAGTATTTCAAACTGTAGAAGGCACAGGTTCTTTTACAGCATCTAGAGAATTAGCAACCTTTTGGTATAAGTCACCAGGCGGAACTATTACTTCTACTAGCGGAGCAGTTGATGCAGGACAATGGGTATTAGTAGGAAGCCCAGAATGGAAAGCCAGTTGGCCAACTGTATCCAGCACAACAACCACGGTACTGCCAGCCGGTGTACTAAAATTAAATGGAAATACTATTAATATTTCCGGCGGCGCATCAAGGGCTACGGTTGCATCATCTATTAGTTCATTAGCTGAAGCACAGGGAATAAGCGCCAAAGCAGTAGGCGGTGGACTACAAATTTATGTAGACGGAGAAGACTCTAGTGCTGGCGATTCTACTTCGTCTTCTAAAGGTGCTTTAGACGTTGCAGGAGACGCTTCTGTATTAACAGCGTTAGGTATCACAGCTGGAACTTATTTTCCTCCATCATTACAACAAACGCCACACACTCAAGTGCCTACTTGGAAATCAAATAGTGCAACACCAAGACCAAGTGGTTCAATATGGATCAAGACCACAGAACCAAATCAAGGTGCTCGTTGGAGAGTAAAGCGTTGGAACTCAGCCACTAAGACATGGATTGAGTACAGCGCACCTATATATGCTAACACAGAATCGGCCATATATTTCTTAGATAGAAGTGGCGGTGGTCAAAATATTGCATCCGACAGTCTTTATGTTCAATCTAATTCGGATGGTGAACTAGGACAAGATGCTACAGCCAAATTCCGTATATGGAAAAAGAAAGCATCGGGTGCTACCGTAATCAGATCTGCTGTGATTGAAGATAGTACATTGCCTGCAGGATCATACACATTCCAGGTAGCAGAAACAGTTGCTGGAGAAGCGGCACTAGCAGCAGATGTCACAGTTACTTTCACAGCTATATCTGGTTCGGGCTCAGGAGTCACTGATGCTAACGCTATCGCAGCAGCCATCAACGCTGCTGGTTTCACTCATGTAGAAGCCGAAGTAACAGCAGAAAATGAATTACAGATCAGTCATAAAGCAGGCGGAGATATTCATTTCACAGATGGAACCGGCACACCTTTAGCAGATATTTTTGTACCTTATGACATAGAAGATGGCGAAGGTACAGTTAATTTTTATGATTTATCTAGTTTAGCCCCGGCAGACCCTCATGATTATCTGGCATCTAATTTTATTGCATTAGCCGGCGACGAATTAAGATTTAGTGCATCACCAGATGAACCGCTAGCCGAACCAGAAGATGGACAATTATGGTATACACCAAACTTCGGCGAAGTAGACATAATGGTGCATAATGGAGCTGTATGGGTAGGATATCAGCATTCTACAAGTCCATATTACGCGGCATCCGCAGGAGACAAAACAGATCCTGCAGGACCTATTGTTGCTGCTAGTATGCCAACTGTGCAAAGCGATGGTACACCTTTGAAAAATGGTGATCTATGGATTAGCACAGCTGATTTAGAAAATTTTCCAACAATTTACAGATTCAATAACGACGGCGGCGCCACAGTTGCTGAAAAATGGCAGTTGATGGATAAGACAGATCAAACTACAGAAGAAGGTGTTTTATTTGCAGATGCACGTTATGGAATCAGCGGTGCAACAGGCGACGAAGCAGGCACGATCAAAGAATTGCTAACAAGTAATTATGTAGATCCCGATTGTCCCGACCCAGATCTATATCCAAAAGGTATGTTGCTATGGAATCTGCGTAGAAGTGGCGGCAATGTCAAGCGTTATGCAAACAATTACATCAATACAGCACAAGATAACGTTCGCTTTGATTCTACCAACTCACCGTTGGGATCATTTACTTCAGGTGAAGGTATGAGCGGATACGCAACCGATCGTTGGGTAACAGCATCACCGAATAATGAAGATGGTTCTGGTAGCTTTGGACGCAAAGCTCAACGTGCTTTAATAGTTCAAAAATTAAAGAGCGTTATCGATACTAGTGCAGAGGCTAGAGATGAAGAGCGTAGAAATTTCAACATTATCGCTTGCCCAGGATATCCAGAAGCATTCAGTAACCTGATTAATCTAAACATTGATCGCGGTCTTACAGCGTTTGTAGTTGGCGACAGTCCATTGCGTTTACCAGCAGATGCCACTAGCCTAACAGCATGGGGTACCAATGCTAATGGCGCACTAGACAATGGTGACATCGGTATCGTTAGCTATGACGAATATTCCGCAGTCTATTATCCGAACGGATTTACCACAGACTTAGGTGGTGCAAATGCTGTGGTTCCAGCTAGTCATATGATGCTAAGAACAATAGCTCTAAGCGATCAGGTCAGCTATCCATGGTTCGCACCAGCAGGTACTAGACGCGGCGGTATTACAAATGCTACAGCAGTTGGCTATATCGATGCCGACACTGGCGAATTCCAAAGTGTTGCACTGAACGAAGGTCAAAGAGATACACTATATGATTTAAAAGTAAATCCAATTCCGTTCTTTGTTGGGGTCGGTTTAGTTGCATACGGTCAAAAAACTCGTGCAAGAAATGCGTCTGCACTAGACAGAATCAACGTAGCACGTTTAGTGGTGTACCTACGCAGTCAGCTAAACAAACTAGCTCGTCCGTATATCTTCGAACCTAACGATAAGATCACTAGAGATGAAATCAAAGGTGCTGTTGAGAGCTTATTACTTGAATTGGTAGGTTTGAGAGCTCTATATGACTTCGCAGTTGTTTGCGATGAGTCAAACAATACGCCAAGCAGAATTGATCGTAACGAATTGTATGTCGATATCGCAATTGAGCCAACTAAGGCAGTTGAGTTTATTTACATTCCATTGCGTGTCAAGAACACAGGAGAGATTTAAAAATGGCACTAACTTCATTAAATAGGATTTCGATTCCACCAGCAGGCGGTAATTCAGGTACCGCTCTGCTAATGCCAAAGCTCAAGTATCGATTTAGAGTGATCCTTTTAGGATTTGGAGTTGAGGCCAGCACTGAATTGACCAAACAGGTCGCTGATGTCAAAAGACCTAATGTGTCTTTTGAAGAAATGACCATAGACATTTACAACTCAAAGGTAAAACTAGCAGGTAAGCCGAGCTGGGAAGATGTAACCATTAATCTAAGAGACGATGCCAACGGTCAAATCCAAAAACTTGTGGGTCAACAGATTCAGAAGCAATATGACTTTATGGAACAGGCGTCTGCACGTTCTGGTATTGATTATAAGTTCCAAATGAACATCGAAACCTTAGACGGCGGTAACGGTGCATTTGAACCGGCAGTATTAGAAAAATGGGAACTATACGGATGTTTCGTTAGCGGAGCAGATTACGGCGAACAGAATTACGGTACTAACGAACCAATGACTATCGCATTGACTATCAAGTACGACAATGCTGTACAGTTTGCTGGTCCTACTGGTTCCGGTATTGATCGTGGTGTCGGTGCCCTAGTTGGTAGAACGATTAGAGACGCAGTCACAGGACGTTCAGCTTAAATTTAATTCTAGATTGAAAATAAAAAACCTGGTTAAAACCCAGGTTTTTTTATGGCATAAATATTTGTATGGCAAATAAATTTACAAGATTTCTATCGGGACAAGGCGGCAGCAGTGCGGTGGGTAGATTCGTTAGCGGTGTACTAGGGGGATTAACTAACCCCAAAGGCGGCCTGGCAGATTACCGTCATGCATCTAAATTATTTTTACCTAATTATTACAGATTGGCACCTAGAACTAAATTTATGTTCTACGTGCGATTCGAAATTAGAAAATCAGTGCTTACATCTACTACGTTTTCAAACAAACACACTGATGAAATTGGTTACCTGATTAAGAGTTCAGATTTACCTAAGTATAAATTTGACACAGTGACAAAGAATCAATATAACAGAAAACATGTTATATATAAGAATTTTCAATACGAGCCATTGTCAATGAAATTTAGAGACGACAGCCACGGTGTGATGAATGCCATGTGGGCTTTGTACATGGGCACGTATGTTCAAGACAGATTAAATCCTGAAAAGGCATTTTTTAAAACAAATTTGAGAACGACCGGATCAGTGGCAGATTCTTATAGATATGGTCTAGATAAGATAGGAAAAAACGATGACTTTTTTGAATCTATTACTATCTATACTATGAGTCGTAGACGATTTTTAGGATATAAATTAATTAATCCTAAGATAACTAGTTGGCAACACGGAGATGTTGCTTACGATTCTAATGAATTCAACGACATGTCTATGAACATTGAATATGAATCTGTGTCATACGAATCAGGCGAAGTAGCCCCCGGCACACCAAAGGGTTTTGCCACACTTTATTATGATGCTGTACCAAGTCCGTTGACTGTGGCAGGCGGTGGCGTAAGTAATTTATTTGGAGAAGGTGGTGTACTAGATGGGTTAGAAAGTGTCTTTGGAGATATTGCTGGAGGAAATGCTTTTTCTAGTCCGGGAGCTTTTTTAGGCACAGCGATCAAGGCGTTAAACACCGCTAAAAACATAGGCGGCCTAACTAAAGAAGGAATCAGACAGCAAACCATAGGGTTGATTACAAGTCCGGCAGCACTCAGCGGTATAGTTAATACTGTAGGAGGCGTAGTCGGTGCAGCCTTTCCTAAAAATAATGGCGCCGATGCTACGGTTAAAGCCGTACAAAAAAGATTAGCGCCGCCTCCAGGAGATTGATGTGTCAGCAAATATTCCAGTCCCGCCACAGGAAGATAGTGGAGCTGCTACCAAATTATTTTTTGACACATACGGCAAAACACCTTTAGAGTTTAACGCCAACGAAGTTACAGCGGCAATTGGTTTTTTCGAATCAGCAGGTTTCGATAAAGATGCAGCAGAAGTAACAGCAGCAGTTTTATTAAAACAGGCTAAATTAGATGGTGCTCCGGTTTTCAAACTTTTAGATACATTAAAAAAGTTAAGCGGCGTTCAATTAAGCGCATTAGTAGGGGAAATTCTAAACAATAACAGAGGATCAAGCAGCACACTAGGCTTTAGAATTGTCAACGTTGACAAAGAAAACCAAACTAGGAATATTTTTGCCTAATGGTTAAATTTGCTCAAGGTCGTTTTGAGATGAAGAACCCTGACAAATATGTAGGGAAGAAAACGCCTTTGGCTAGATCAAGTTGGGAATTCGTTTTCATGCGTATGTTAGATGAACATCCCGGAGTTGAAAATTGGGCCAGCGAAAGTGTTCAGATACCTTATAGAGATCCCTTAACAGGAAAATATACCATATACGTGCCGGACTTTTTTATAGTCTATAAAGATAAAAATGGTAAAAAACACGCAGAAGTCGTTGAAGTGAAGCCTGCTAGTCAAACATTAAGAGAACAAGTGGGTAAGAGTTTGTATAATCAAGAACAATATGTAAAAAATCTTGCCAAATGGGAAGCAGCAGTGGCGTGGTGCAAACAACAGGGTATTAGATTCAGGGTAATAAACGAGGGAGATATTTTCCATCAAGGTTCAAAACGTAGATAAGTATACTATGACCAAAAAATTAGAAGAATTATTCAATCTAGAAGAAAAGCCTAAAAAAGAATCTACAGCTAAAATAAAAGAAGCAGTAGATCATCAAGAAGTGACTGATCTAGATGACAGCTATAAAGCGGTAGCTGCTCTTACCAAAGACCTTCCTGCTATCAGAGAATTAGACGATTTAGGTGAAAAAGAACTAGATGATTTAGCCAGTAAGGCCGAACAGGCTTATGATGATCTAATGGATCTTGGCATGAATGTAGAGGTACGATATAGCGGACGTATTTTTGAAGTAGCAGGCACTATGATGAAAAATGCCATAGATGCTAAAAGTGCGAAAATAGAAAAAAAGCTCAAAGCTATAGATCTACAGTTAAAAAAATATAAAATAGACAAGGATAACAACGAAGATCCCAACGATATAATCAATGGACAAGGTTATGTTATATCAGATCGTAATGAACTACTCAAAAGATTAGGTAAAAAGGAATAAATATACATATGAAAACTTTTAAAGAATACCTTTTTGAAAGCAAAAAAACCTATAGCTTTAAAATTAAAGTAGCGGGCGATTTGCCAGAATCTTTCCAAGAAAAACTAAAAACTTCATTAGATCGTTGCAGTGTAATGAAGTTATCAAAAACCGGCACTAGCCCTATACAATCATTGCCATTAGATTTTCCTACCAAGAAAAATTGTGAAGTTCATATGTTTGAAGTAACCTGTGAATACCCAATTACTGCTCCTGAAATCGCATTAGATGTTAAATCTATGGGCATCGATGATGAAAGTTTTAGAGTACGGGGCAGCGACGAACCTTACGAAGAAGAAGTAGTGCAGGAAGTAGCTAAAATCAATCACAAAGATTATTTCGGTGCTGATTTTAACAAAGGATTTCTTAAAGAGTTAAGCAAGACGGCCAAACAGCGTCAAAAAGATGGCGTACAAACAGAATACAAGTTGCCTAAGGCCAAACAAGATAAAGCAGGTGCAAAAAGCGCCTTAGGGAGTTAACATGAATTTTCAACAACTATTAGCCAAGATGCAACAATTAGATCAACCTGTGGCCGAAACTATTCCTGCAGAAAACTGCGGTAGTCCAATGCCAGGTATGCAGTCTCCAATGGATCAACCTCCTCCTGCACATCCTAGTCTAAGCATTAATTTAAATGCTCAGGGAATGGACAACATCGAACAGATCATGAAATTGGTAGCTAAGGTCAATCCAGATATGGCGAAACCAGACATGCCTCCGTTACCATCGGTGAGCCCAGAAACTAGCATCATGAGTATCAAACCAGAAATGCCTCCCATCAAGATGCTGCCTGACTTAGATAAAGAAGGCGATCATCCTGAACCAGATGCAGATAATAAAATCGATATCATTCAAAAATCTATGGGAGATGTTGACGGTGATGGTGACCACGATATGGACGACCATGACGCTGAAGACGACGAAAAGAAAAAAGACGAGTGGGCTAACGGTCTAGCCGGACATGATGATGTAGATTACAAAGGCATGGATGCTGCTGTTCCCGACGGCAACGATTTGCATAAACCAAAGAAAAGTTACAGTGACAGGCCATATAGAGGAGATAATCCTATGGCTGCAGAAGGCACAGATCTACGTTCACAGATTCGTGCAGAATTATTAAGAAGATTAAACGAGTCAAAGGGAGTTAAATAATGGCGGCATTCACTAGAGTAAACGGTCTAAGAAATACCGTAGGAACATTATATATGGATAATTGTAATATGTTTGTTATCCAGGTACAGAACGTTTCTAACAGTAACAGAGATCTTCGCGCTGAAGATGATGCTGTAGACGAAGCTGTAGAATTTCTAGTCAAAGAATTAAACCCATTGGCATTTTTTGTAGTAGATGCAGCCACTGGTCTAGTCTATGTGGTTATGGACAAAAATGTCTCCAGTGCAGCCGAGTTACAAACACGTATTCGTAACATGGGATCATCAGTAGGTGTTAACGCTGTCGATTTTAGAGGTACAGACGTAACTCTAGCTACTTCGTTAACATTAGCCTAAGTTAATCAACTTCAAATAGGGCCGGAAGGCCCTATTTTTTTCATTAAATAAGAGTATGGCAAAAAGTCTAGACGGTAATTTAATTAAAAAAGCTCACGCCCCTCAAAAATACACACTTGAGGAAGTCAAGCATCTTGAAGCATGTATGGATCCAAATGACGGACCTCTGTACTTCATGAAAAATTTTTTAAAGATACAACATCCGACTAGAGGATCAATTTCATTCGCACCGTATGAATATCAAGTAAGATTAATAGAGGCATATCATAATCATAAAGATGTTATAGCAATGCTACCAAGACAGATGGGAAAAACTACCTGTGCTGTAGGATATCTTTTATGGTTTACACAATTTGTTCCTGAATCGCAAATTCTAATCGCTGCCCACAAATATGAAGGTGCGCAAGATATAATGAATCGCTATCGATTTGGATATGAAAATCTACCTGACTTTATCCGTGCCGGTGTTTACAGTTATAATCGTAATACGATTGAATACGACAATGGTTGTAGAATACAAGCAACAACAACTACAGAAAACACAGGTCGTGGTAAATCATTATCACTGATTTACTGCGACGAGTTCGCATTTGTGCAGCCGCCAGAAAAAGCCAAAGAATTCTGGACAGCACTATCGCCAACATTATCTACAGGCGGCCGTGCTATAATCACATCTACTCCAAACTCGGACGAGGATCAATTCGCAATGATCTGGACCGAAGCAAACAATAAATTTGACGAGTATGGTAATGAACAAGAATTAGGTGTCAATGGATTCTTTTCTTATTATGCACACTGGCACGAGCATCCTGACAGAGATGAAAACTGGGCAAAGACTGAGAGAGCTAAGATTGGCGAAGAGCGTTTTCGTAGAGAATTCGATTGTGAATTCTTGATTTTTGATGAAACCCTTATAAATGCAGTCAAACTTGCGGATTTAAAAGGTATAGAACCAACATTGACCATGGGTCAAACTCGTTGGTATAAAGACATTGATCCTAGGGCCACTTATTTGGTTGCTTTAGATCCATCTATGGGAACTGGCGGAGACTATTCTGCTATACAGGTTTTTGAAATGCCGTCCATGATTCAGGTAGCAGAGTGGCACCATAATCTTACGCCAGTACAGAATCAGACTAAACATCTGCGTGAAATTTGTAAGTACATACAGGATAGAGGAGCAGAAAAAGGCGGGCATCCCCAGATTTATTATTCTGTAGAAAATAATACAGTTGGTGAAAGTGCGTTAGTGTGTATACAAAATATAGGAGAAGAAAATATTCCTGGTCTTTTCCTTAGCGAACCTATACGTAAAGGTCATGTCCGAAGATTCCGAAAGGGTTTTAATACTACACACAAAAGCAAAATAGCTGCATGTAGTCAATTCAAACACATGCTAGAAACAAATAAAATGACCATTTATAGCAAACCCTTTATATCAGAGCTAAAAAATTACGTAGCTAACGGTATAGGATTTAGGGCTAAAACAGGAGAAAACGACGATTTAATTTCGTCAGTTTTATTAATCGTAAGAATGGCCGGGATACTTAGTGATTGGGATCCTAAAATCTATGAAAAAATGACAGACAAACTCACCGAAGATCAAATGCCAATGCCTATATTCGTAAGCACAGGATTTTGAATAAATACAACTATGGATGCAACTAACAATATCGCCACCGATTTATTTTATAAAATTAGAAGCAGATTTCAAGGCCTTAAATTAGGCAATGAAATGGGCCAAATCACCATTAATCCTGAAGGAGCACGGTTTTTTGATTTTGATTACATGGAAGGTGAAACGCCTATAGGGCATGTCAGTATTAGTCTAGCAGAACCTAATTCTATGAAAGTGTATTTCAGTTCGGGCATTACAGAATCAATGGACGGCAATCAAAAAGATAACTGGTACGGTTTTTTAAAAGAACTGCGCTCTTTTGCCAAAAGAAGATTAATGGCATTCGATACCAGAGATATTGCCAAAGACAATTTAGATCAAAGAGATTATGCTTTTTTAAGCCAACATAATCAACCACAAAAACAAACACAGGATACAATCGTGAAACCCGTTGGAGAATCAATTATGAGTGAAAGTGCTATGTACGGTAGCAAGACTATGAGCTATCAGAAATTAATGGATACAAGATTAATTATTAAGCACAGCAAAACATTAACAGATGATCAGCAACCAGGAGCAAGAACTAGAAATATTTCTGCACTTTTTGTTGAAAATCAAGACGGTGAGAGGTTTAAATATCCATTCATTCATTTGGCCGGTGCTCGAGCTATGCAACGCCATGTGGCCAATGGCGGACTTCCTTACGACGAGCTAGGAAAGAGTATAGTACAAATGAGTGAAGAAATAGCACAGCTAAAAAGTTTTTCAAATTATGTTGTTCGAAACGATCTAATGAATTATGAAACAAATTCTATAGTTGAAAAATCTACTCAGGCATTAGATCAATTAAGAGAACAAATTAAGGCATTGAGTAAACAAGGTTATTATGCAGCATATAAGGAATCTTTTCAAACACAACAGCCTGTTGACATTCCAGAAGACGTAATTGAAGATTACACAGAAAAATTTACAGTAAGAAATTTTAAAGAAGACATCAAATCCGTTTTTCCTGTTTTATATAAATTGATGCAGGAAAATAACACCATAGGCTACGACGACATAGTCGCTATGACAACAGAAGAATCAGTAAATGACACAGCCGAAGTTGTTTTTAACGAAGAAGATAGTTTTGATCGTTTTGAATCTTGGGTAATGAGCCTAGGAGAAGAATCGGCAATTACCAGCGGCGATAATGAAGAGCAGCAGGCAGCACTACAAAAATTGCAAGAATTAGTAAAACAACATTTTCCTGCAGGCGTAGACGGAAGCAATGCTATTCAAAGTCTCAAAGGCATCATAGAAGATCCACAATTATTCAAACAAATCAAAGATCAAAGTAAAGAAGATCCAGACGGCTGCGTCAGAGGTTTGGTCAAAGATTGGTTAGAATCAAATGCACCAGAAGTAGTAGATCAATTAGACTTCGGTGATTTCGTAGATGAACCAAAAGACGGTAAAGACAGCGATCAAGATGAAGAACCAACAGCAGGATTTGGTGCAGATCAAGAAGAAAAAGAATCTTCAGAAATGCAACAAAAAACCAGCGTACAAGATCTAGCAGAATTTATTCACAGTTTTTATGATCGTGATTCGGGAACATTCCCCAAAGGCCCAGAAGGCGTTTGCACAATGGTAGGCAAGAAGTTTGGTGAACAGGCAGAACAAGTTGCAAGAAAATTTGTAGAAAGAATGGCACCACAACAAAATACTAATCAAAATCCAGAGCTAGCCGAACTAGCAAGAATTAAAGAACTATCGGGCTTTTAAATTTTTTTTTAAATAAATTAAAATGGGCACTTTGGTGCCCATTTCCTTGGCCAGAAAGCCAACGTAAGTTTTTGTAAGGCGTTATATATATACGCACAGCAATTTCGCTGTCGTTAATTTTAAAAGGAGATTTCTATGAAATCAGCATTAGTACTAGTCGCATCCCTATTTGCAGTATCCGCATTCGCACAAGCACCAGCTGCCCCAGCAAAGAAAGAAGAAGCCAAGCCAGCCGTAGCCGCACCTGCCGCTAAGAAAGACGAGAAGAAGGTCGAGCCTGCCAAAAGCGACGCTAAAAAAGCCGAGCCTGCTAAGAAGTAATCCAACTCGAATAGTTGTTCTAATATTTGATGATTGTGAAATCGTGTACGTATTTGAAGATGCAGTACATCGAAGCTACAGCAGACCAAAATTAGAAGAACTGGCCGAAGATGATCTTCCTGAATATATCAAGTGGAGATTATTCTTAGCTAGACAACTAGCTCTTTTACAATATAAAAAAATCCACGGTTAATCCGTGGATTTTTTTGGTGAATTTATTTTCAGTTTTGATTAACAATCTATTGCAAAAGCTAAATAAAAAGCGCATAATATATGTTATGCGAAAGGCATATAACAGTCATTTACACAAAGGCATAAGGAGGCTATAAAATGGCAACACTAGCAGAAATTCGTGCTAAACTTCAAGAAGCACAAAACAAGAGCACAGGCTCTACATCAAGCGGCGGCGACAACGCAATTTACCCCCACTGGAACATGCAAGAAGGCAAAGAAGCCGTAGTACGTTTCTTACCTGACGGTAATACCAACAACACTTTCTTCTGGGTAGAACGTGCGATGATTAAATTAGAATTCGCAGGCGTCAAGGGAGAAACCGATAATCGTAAAGTACAGGTGCAAGTACCATGTGTAGAAATGTACAACGATGGATCAGTATGTCCTATTCTATCAGAAGTACGTGGTTGGTTCAAAGACAAGAGTCTTGAAGAAATGGGTCGTAAGTATTGGAAGAAACGTTCGTATATCTTCCAAGGTTTTGTAGTTGAAGATGCTCTCAAAGAAGAAAAGACCCCAGAAAATCCTATCCGTAGATTTATCATCGGTCCTCAGATTTATCAAATCATCCGTTCAGCATTGATGGACCCAGAGTTGGAAGAGTTGCCAACCGACTACCTCCGTGGTGTTGACTTCCGTATCGCAAAAACCAGCAAAGGTGGTTTCGCTGATTACTCTACTTCTAAATGGAGTCGTCGCGAACGTACACTAACTGACGCTGAAAAAGCAGCCGTAGGCCAATATAGTCTATTTAATCTTTCAGATTTCCTACCTAAGAAACCAACCGATGTTGAACTTAAGGTTATGAAGGAAATGTTTGAAGCCTCGGTTAACGGAGAAGCCTATGACATGGATCGTTGGGGCCAATATTTTAAACCTGCGGGCATGAATGCTGCCACAGGCGATCCTAATAAACCAGTTGCCAAACCTGCACCAACAGCCAGCGAAGAAGAAGCACCCTGGGAAGAACCAGCAGTCGCAGCTCCAGCAGTAAAGCCGGCGGCCCCTGCAGCTTCAACAGAAAGTGCTAGTCGTGCGCAAGATATCCTTGCCATGATTCGCAATCGTCAAAAGTAATAACTAAACTCGAGAGTACGGGCTAATGTCCGTACTCTCTAACCATTACAGGAGAATAAAAATGGCAAAATTAGACAAACTAGCAAAAGTTAGTGAACAGATCACACTCAATCGTTACGACAACGGTTGGATGATTGAAATTGGTGGTAGAGATAAAAAAGAAGAATGGAAAAACACTAAAACAATGTGCAACACTGAAGAAGAAGTACTTGCAGTTATCCAAGAGTGGAATTCTAAGGATTTGGAAAGTTAATCATGGCAAAAGCATTCGATATTTCAAAATTTAGAAAGTCTATTACTAAGAGTATCGAAGGTCTTAGTATCGGCTTCAACGATCCCACAGACTGGGTTTCAACAGGTAACTATGCATTGAATTATTTGATCAGCGGCGATTTTCATAAAGGTGTTCCTCTTGGTAAAGTCACTGTGTTTGCTGGTGAATCTGGTGCCGGCAAATCATATATCTGTTCTGGCAATCTTATTAAAGCAGCGCAGGCACAAGGAATTTATCCTATCTTGATCGATACAGAAAATGCTCTTGATGAAGATTGGCTTAAGGCATTAGGTGTAGATACCGCCGAAGATAAACTTCTCAAACTTAACATGGCTATGATTGATGATGTAGCTAAGACTATTACAGAATTTGTTGCTGAATACAAAGCCATGCCTGAAGATAGTCGTCCTAAGGTATTATTCGTATTAGATTCTTTAGGAATGTTACTGACGCCAACAGATGTAAATCAATTCGAGGCAGGCGATTTAAAAGGCGATCTTGGTAGGAAAGCCAAGAGCCTTACAGCCCTAGTTCGTAATTGTGTGAACATGTTTGGTAGCCTGAACATTGGCCTAGTAGCGACTAATCACACATACGCTAGCCAAGACATGTTTGATCCAGACGACAAGATCTCAGGCGGACAAGGGTTCATTTACGCAAGTTCTATCGTGGTTGCCATGAGAAAACTCAAACTAAAAGAAGATGAGGATGGCAACAAGATCACTGAAGTAAAAGGTATACGTGCAGCCTGTAAGATCATGAAAACACGTTACGCTAAGCCTTTTGAATCAGTACAGGTCAAGATCCCTTACGAAACCGGTATGAATCCCTATAGCGGACTTGTCGACCTTGCTGAAGGAAAAACTATTCTTCAGAAAGACGGCAATAGATTGTCATATACTACTAGCGACGGCGAAATTATCAAACTTTATCGCAAGGAATGGGAACGTAACGAAGCCGGTAGCCTAGATAAACTAATGGAAGACATTTCAAAACATGGTGAAAAAACTGCAACTGAGATAACTAATACTGTTAACTTAAACTTGGAGGTTGCGGAATGAAAGAAGATTTGATTGCGGATATCTGGACATTAGTTATTGAACATATTCCTGAGAAACATCGCAAAGATCTTGCAGCAGATTTTGTTAATACTTTGCTTGATTATGGTATCAAAGAATCAACTCTGCAAGGACTCGTTGGTGTCGACAATTATCTAGACGATGCAATTGATTATGCTATCGACGGCGAAGAAATCGAAGAAGAAAACGATTACTACGAAGATGAGGAATAAATGAATTGGTATGATCGAGTTTCAAAAGACATTTCAAACATACCAGATGCCGTGGCATTTTATGAAGCCGAATTGTTGGCTGCAAAACAAGATGCTCGCATAACAGGAAATATTGAAAAAGCATCTGCTGCAATGCCGGGCATCGTTGAAAATCGATTTAATCAACTTCAAGAGATAGAAGCTGTTTTAGAATATCTTAACATCGAATTACGCAGACTGCGCAGTCAACATTTTCGTAAATATCTTGAAAATTATCAACGCAGCCTGTCCTCTAGAGACTGTGAAAAATTTGTAGAGGGCGAGGCTGACGTCGTTGATTTTGAAAAGATTATAAATGATTTTGCTCTGTTAAGAAATAAATGGTTGGGCATTATCAAAGCGTTAGATATCAAACAATGGCAGTTATCAAATATTGTTAAATTAAGAACTGCCGGATTAGAAGATGCAACATTATGAATGTATTAGTTACAGGTGGCCTGGGTCTTATAGGTCATAACATTGTTAGTAAATTGACAAAACTTGGTCACAAAGTTATAGTCTACGATAGTTGTACAAATTACGGAGTAATTCCTCAATCTGAAATAGATTATCTAATTAATGAGCGTAAAAAAATAATAGGCAATGTTGAAATCCATGAAATGGATATTATGCAAAGCAGCATTTTTGATTGGTTATTGCCTAGTCATAATATAGATACTATCATTCATCTAGCTTCATTTCCTAGACAAAAAGTAGTAAACTCTGATCCTGTCCGGGGCAGTGCCGTAATGAGCACAGGTTTATTATTGTTGCTAGAAAAAGCTGTGAAACACAAAGTTCGAAGATTCGTCTACGCTAGCAGTAGTATGGTCTACGGAGACTTTACAAATTTCGTAAGCGAAGATGCAATATGTAGACCTCAGGGTCAATATGGCATATTGAAATTAGCCGGAGAATGGTTAGTACGTGATTATTCTAGAAAATACGGATTAGAACATACCATTCTTAGACCTAGTGCAGTATATGGTCCATTAGATGTGGAGGATAGAGTAATATCCAAATTTCTTTTGACTGCTATGCGAGGACAAACTCTTAAGGTAAATGGTAGAAATGAAACTTTAGATTTTACCTATGTCGATGATGCCGCCGATGGTTTTGTAAATGCTACACTTTCACAAAAAACAATAAATCAAACTTATAATATCACGAAAAGTCACAGTAAAACATTATTAGCAGCAGCAGAACTAGCTGTAAGATTAGTCGGAAAAGGCAGTATTGAAGTTCGAGAAAAAGATGCAGACTTTCCCAGCAGGGGTGCTTTAGATATTACAGCAGCTCGACGAGATTTTAATTTTGACCCAAAAATAGATATAGAAGAAGGATTTGAAATCTATTATAACTGGTTAATAGAATCGGAATATTGGCAATCTAATCTAAAAAATACAATTATCTGAGCATATAAATACTAGCATGAAAAAAATCGTGCTAGTCACAGGGGGATTTGACCCCATACATTCTGGGCATATTGCCTATTTCAAAGCTGCCAAAACCCTAGGCGATCATTTAATCGTTGGCCTAAACAGTGACGACTGGCTTGAAAGGAAAAAAGGCCGGGCATTTATGCCTTGGAACGAAAGATTATGCGTTATAAACAATCTGTCAATGGTAGATGAAGTTTATACGTTTGATGACACAGACGGATCTGCTAAATCATTTATTCAACAAGTAAGGGCTCATTATCCTGAAGCCGAATTAATTTTTGCCAACGGTGGGGATAGAACAGCTAAAAATATTCCAGAAATGGATATTATAGATCCTAATATTTGTTTTGAATTCGGAATAGGGGGCGAAGATAAAAAGAATTCTAGTTCTTGGATTCTTGAAGAATGGAAGGCTCCGAAAACTGAAAGACAATGGGGATACTTTAGAGTATTACACGAAGTTCCCGGAATGAAAGTGAAAGAATTAACTGTAAATCCGGGTAAGAGCCTTTCTATGCAAAGACACTTTTTTAGATCAGAGTATTGGATAGTCAGCGAGGGTCGTGCAGCAGTTCGTCAATTAACCACTAGCGGATATGAATTACCGACCAAAGAATTAGAAAAACATTCTGAATTCGATATACCTGTGACTGGTTGGCATCAGCTACATAATCCATATGATGAGCCTTGCAAGATCGTAGAAATTCAATACGGAGAAAACTGTATAGAAGAGGACATCGAAAGAAAATGATTCCTGTGTTTATAGGTTACGATCCCAGAGAAGCCATAGCCTTTCACGTCTGTTCAAACAGTATAATTCGTCATTCTAGTCAGCCCGTCAGCATTTCGCCGTTAGCTTTAAACATACTCAAAGATTACAAAGAAACACACACCGACGGCAGCAACCATTTCATATACAGTAGATTTTTAGTTCCTCACCTAATGAATTATAACGGCTGGGCGTTATTCATCGACGGAGATATGTTATTGAGAGATGACATATCAAATCTTTGGAATCTTAGAGACGAATCTAAAGCAGTAATGGTAGTAAAACATGAATATTCAACTAGAATGACTGAAAAGTATTTAGGATCTAAGAATGAAAATTATCCTAGAAAAAATTGGAGTAGTGTTATATTATGGAATTGTAAGCATTCTGCGAATAAATTAGTAACTCCCGACTATATTCAGAATGCCACTGGCGCACAAGTACATAGATTTTCTTGGTTGACTGATGACCTAATAGGAGAAATCCCAAAAGAATGGAATTGGTTAGATATTGAATATGATCATAATCCTGATGCTAAACTAGTTCATTATACCTTAGGTTCTCCATGCTTCCACGAGTTTGCAGATAAAGGTAGTTTTAGCAACGAATGGCATAGAGAAAGAATCTACACAGAATATTGTCAACAGAAAGATATATGAACAATTGGTTATTTCTTAGTAAAGACGGCCAGGATGAATATGTAAACATGTTCGCCATAGGGACCGGTGGGCGAGTAGTGTCTACTCAAGATTTTATCTTTGAAGATTCAAACGATCCATTAGTAATACGAGGTATACTGAAAAAGAAAATCATACAAGAATGTTGGCGAACCACTAGAGATTTTTATTTTATTGACACTGGCTATCTAGGAAATCAAAAAGGACCTTTAAACCCCATGGGTTGGAAATATTATCATCGTATAGTAAAAAATGATTTACAATATTCCGGAGATATTATTTCTAGGCGGGATGATCGATTTAAAAAATTAATGATTCCCATTAGCCCTTGGAAACGAGGCGGTCGAAAAATTTTAATAGCAAAACCAGACGATAAGCCTATGAGATTTTATGGTCTTCATTTAGAGCAATGGTTGGAAGAAACTATCAATGTTATTAAACAATATACCGATAAAGAAATTGTAGTAAGAGAAAGGGTGAAAAGCAGAACTGACAGAATGGTACATAACACTCTCAAAGAAGCGTTAGATGACGACGTACATTGTTTAGTTACTTTCAATAGCAATTCTGCTACAGAATCTATACTACATGGTATACCTGCATTCACACTAGCACCAAGCCATGCTGCTAGTCCTGTAACTAGCAACGATCTATCAAAGATTGAAAGCCCTTATTATCCCGATAGAGACAAAGTATACGCATGGGCTTGTCACTTAGCTTATTTGCAATTCCATAATAATGAATTGCGCGATGGATCAGCCAAGAGAATAATAGAAGAAACATATGGAAAAATTAAGACTTCCTAAAGATAGTTATTTTTACACTCTAGAAAAAAATAACGAAATATTAAATTTTGGAAAACCGTCGAGAGATATAGCATTATCTCATGTAAAAAATCACAGAACTGTTATAGACATCGGAGCTCACATAGGTATTAGCGTGTTACAATGGTCCAAGTTATTTAAAAATGTCTATGCTTTTGAACCTATGTTAGAGCATTATGAATGTTTGATTTCTAACACCAACAATTTAACAAACGTCGAATGTTTTAATTATGCCCTAAGTAACGAAACATCGATAAAAAATGCTGCATATAGAACACTAAAAAACAGCGGAAGTTTTCAATTGTTGGATGATCAATATCAACAACCTTCGAAGAAACCACCTAGGCAACTATATCAAGTAGAAACTAAAAAATTAGATGATCACAATTTTACAGAGATAGATTTAATTAAGATAGATGTTGAAGGTTGGGAGCTAGAAGTATTGTTAGGAGCAAAATCTACCATCATCAAGAATTCTCCTGTACTGATTGTAGAATTTACTGGAGGGAATTCAAGTAAAAGTTTGCATAGATATGATGTAAACCTCTATAACGAATTTATAAACGAAATAGGATATATCCCCGTAGGATCCTATGACGACGACATAATATATATAAAAGGATAAACATGAATTTGCATTTTATAACTAGCGTATCAAAAAACTATTGGTACGATACAGCACAATATTGTGTTAGAACATGGAATAGTTTTCCCGGACCAATAACTGTATATGTAGACCAAAAGGATGGAGATTTAGATTGGTTGAAAGATATTCCTTTTCATAAAGAATTATTGTATGTGCCTAACCTAGACGCAAGAGTTGCTGATCGAGCTAAGGTAAGAAAATTTTGGGGTAAAGCCTGCGCACAAATTACTGCTCTTAGGAACAGGGGCATGGACGAAAGAATTATATGGATTGACGCCGACGTAGAAAATACTTTATCTCCGATGCCGCATCAAATTTTTAATTTTGAATTTGTCGAACCAGTAGCTGTAATGAACTCGGGTGATCGCGAAGATTGCTGGGAATCTGGGATTGTGATTTTTAATCAAAAAGCAGAAAAATTTGATCGTTTCGTTCGTGCATACGAAAAAGCATGGTTAGATGAGGATACACTATTAGGATTATGGAGACCATATGATGCTCAGGTCCTCGGACATGTATGCACTGAAAGATCATATAGAAATCTATGCCACAGAGATTGTTCTAATATAGATGCATTGTCTAATACACATTTTGCTTCTTATTTTAAACATTGGATTAACAAAGACAATAAGAAATTACTGTCGGAAAAAAACAAAGGTAGATAATGTCAACCGTAGCCGTTTATCACGGATCAATACCCAATAAAAAAAGTCAAGAGAAAATTGATCTCTTATTGAATTTTTCTGAAGGTGTAAAACGCTGCGGAGAGTTAGTATTTGATTATAATGATCATCATTACAGACCCTCGGATGTAGCTGTTATACAAGGATGGACTGCTCCTGGCGTGCCGGTCAGCAAGCATTTAATATTAAGAAATACTGTTATCCAACAACAATTAAGATTAAAGAAGTATGTAGTTGGTGTTGACAGCAATTTATTTTTATATGCAAATAAGAATAATCCACAACATTATCTAAGATATAGTTTTAATGGCATTTTTCCTAATTCCGGAATATATTGCGATACAGAAATTGATCCCAGTCGTTGGAAAAAAATTAGCAAAAATTTTAATATCTCTTTAAAAGAATATCGTAACACTGGCGGTCATATATTGTTATGTTTACAAAGAAATGGTGGTTGGAGCATGGATGGATTCGATGTGCAAGATTGGGCTAATGATGTTATAGATCGAATTAAAAAATATACTGATCGTCCTATAATCATAAGACCCCATCCCGGTGACAAAGATGCTATGAATTATCTTAATCACAGGATGCCTCGTTGCAAGATAAAATTTAGTAAGCGTGTGCTGTTGAGTTACAATGAAAATTTAGTTGATGATTTAAATGATTGCTGGGCTGCAATTAATTATAATTCTAGTCCGGTAGTGGGGGCTGCTATCGAGGGCGTGCCTATTTTCGTTACAGATCCAATAAGAAGTCAATGTGCAGAAATCGCTAACACTGATCTTACTCAAATAGAAAATCCATTGTTGCCAGATAGACAGGCTTGGGTTGAACGGCTATCGATGTTTCATTGGAACTTTGATGAGCTAAAAAGCGGAGAGTGCTGGCAGCATATGAAAAAATTTATTTAAAATGTTACAAATTTTAGAAAAAGATTACCAAGAAGGTATTAGATGGTTTGAAAATTGGAATGGCTTAAATAGGGTAGATAGCCACGAATCTGTAAATGCTAATGTTCCTATTATAATAGGAGCAGATCTTCTTCGACCAGAAGTTAGAAACTTTTTAAATCTCAATCAACCGGGCATTTATATAGCAAGAGGATACCTAGGAAATCATATACGTAAAACAAGATGGTGGTGGAGATATAGTATAAATTCATGGGCTAATACCAAGATACTAGATATCCCATATTCGAGATGGGATCTATTGAATTTAGAAAGACATCCTTGGAAAGTCAAAGAAGTAAAACGTGTATTAATCGCTCCTAGTAAGATGACACAGCCTATATGGGATCCATCTAGCGGTTGGGGATGGGCTGAATATATGTCTACTCGATTTCCAGGAGCCGATGTTAAAATTAGATACAAGAAAGGCAAATCAGGACTAAGATGGGAATCCTTATTCAAAGATTTAGATTGGGCAGATCTAGTTGTAGCACAAGGATCTGCCATAACAGCTGAGGCATTCTGGTACGGAAAAAAGGTCATTAGTCTAGGACCATGCACGACATGGGCTGCTGAGAAAAATACACTTAAAGATTGGAAAAATCCTAAAGAACCGGAATTAAGAGATTCTTGGCATGAACATCTTGCATGGTCGCAATTCACAGAAGAAGAATGGAAATCTCAAGAAGCACTACAGCTTATTGAAAAATATATAGGATCAATATTAGATTACGGTATTAGACACAATTACAAATTTAATTAGTTTTTCCTAATTTCAATAAAATTTTAAGTTCGTTATCTTTGTAATTATTTTTAGAAACTTGATCAAAGATCCACTGGTATGTTATTTCTAATCCAGTTTTTAATGGCTGTTTGTAATCCCAACCTAACTTATTTCTAATTAATGTATTATCAGAGTTACGACCTCTAACTCCTTCAGGACCAGATATATTTTTAATAGTTAATTTTTTTCCTGAAATATCTATAACCATCTGAGCTAATTGATTAATGCTGACCATTTCTTCGCTGCCTATGTTAACTGGACCGGAGAAATCGCTGTTCATTAATCTAATAGTAGCTTCCACACATTCGTCGATAAACAAGAAGGATCGAGTTTGTTTTCCGTCACCCCATACTTCTATATATGTTCCGTCCACAGCTTCAGCGACTTTCCTACACATAGCAGCAGGAGCTTTTTCTCTTCCTCCTGCCCATGTTCCCTGAGGTCCGAATATATTATGGTACCTAGCCACTCGAACTTGAATTCGGTAATTCCTCATTAATGCCAAAAATAATCTTTCACTAAAAAGTTTTTCCCATCCGTATTCGCTATCGGGCGCAGCAGGATATGCACTTTCTTCCGAACATAAAGGATTGTCGGGATCTTCTTGATTATAAGCAGGATACATACAGGCACTAGAGCTATAAAAAACCTTTTTAATTTGTTTAGCAACAATTTGCTCGACCACATTTAAATTAATAGTAGCCGAATTATGCATAATGTCAGCATCGTGCTCACCGGTAAAGATATAACCTGCCCCGCCCATATCTGCTGCTAATTGGTATATTTCATCTATGTCGGTTGTAATAATATTTCTACAAATTTCTTGTTCTCTTAAATCTCCAATTATAAATTCGTCTGCTGAAGTCGAGCTAAACTCTGGATGTTTTAGATCAACTCCTCTAACCCAATTACCTTCTGCTTTGAGACGTTTAACTAAATGAGATCCAATAAATCCACCGGCCCCTAACACTAAAATTTTTTTCATTCACATCTCCATAAATTTTACTATTTCTCTAATACCATCCTTTAATTTGATTTCTGGTTTCCAATAATTTAAAATATAGGGGTCGGCCTCATTTTTTGTTCCCATTTGCACAGCATCAAATGCTCTAGACGGAACAACATCTGTGCCCGGAAAATTTGAAGCAACAATCTTCGCTACATCTATTATACTAGTCCATTCAAAACTTGTTACATGGTATTCCTTGTCTCTCGGCAACTCATTGTATTTTGTAGATAAAATATAAAGACATTTTGAACAATCGGTAGCATGAAGAAATTGTCGTACTTCTTTGCCATCTGTCATCATATCTATTACTTTAGTATTTTTTGCCTTTAATACGAAATCTGTAACTGCGTGAAATTTTTCCGGATTAGTTTCGGGACCATATACATTCCAAAATTTAACTGTGATGCCATTAAGAGATGCAGCTATTCGTTCTCCAATGTTTTTTGTAACACCGTAAGAAGAAAATCCCATATTTGCCATTTGACTAGATGCAAATAAAAACGGTTTATTATATTTTTTAATTAAGTCAAATGTATTACTTACTATTTTAATATTATTTTGAATAAAATCAAAACTGTCTTGATTTTTGTTTAGGTATCTCGATCCTCCAACATCCCATGCCAAGAAAAAAACAAAATCACAGTCGACCATATATTGATCCAACTTTTTATTATTTGAAATTCTTAAGTCCTCATCTTCATTATCTTCAATGTCGAAAGTAATCACTTTGTGTCCGATTTCTTTAAGGTATTCGCAAAGAGGAACACCTACTTGTCCTGCAGATCCTAAAACCAGATATGTATTATTGTTTTTCATATTAATATTTACTTGAATATTTTTTCCGCAAAATTGTTAGTCCGTTATTACTAGGTATTGTAGAAAATTCCCAAAAGTTGGGATTTAATTCTGCTACAGCTCTATAAGGACCACCATTGGCCCATTGAGGAGAACATGTCGTAAGATCTACATGGTAATAAGGACACGTATTTCCATACATAAGATCATGTAGCAATACAACACTTCCTGGTCTAACTAGTTGGTCTATATATTCCAATTCTTGTTTGACATGCTCGTATGAGTGCCAATCGTCAACATAAATCAAATCATATTTTTCTTTTTGATTGGCTTTTTCCTGTAATATCTCTAATGCATTTGCTTTTTTAAATGTCCAATATTTTTCAAATTCTTTAGGGCATTTGAATGTTGTTTCTTCAAGGTCTATAGATTCTAATTTTCCATTAGTAATATCGCATGCCATTAATAATGGCAATGTGGTTGATCCGTGCCTAACACCTAATTCTAAAATATTTTTGGCATTAATAGAAAGTGCAATAGAATATAAAGTAAGAAGATGTTTATCGCTATCCCCTATACCTTCTATGACAGTATTAACTAGTTGTTCCAAGTATTTCATTTCAATTTTTCCATATCTTTTAAAAATTCTGTTTCCATGTATAGCCTATAACTTTCTGCATCTTTACCGTAGTTTGAATCGACAATACTGCTTATTTCGTCTTTTTCTATGTGCGAGTGCTTACTGTAATGGTAATGTTTTATCATTACATCTTCAAATTTATAATATGTATCTAAATGAGTCGCCATAGCCCGCCAAAAATTATCGGCCCACAAAGACCTAAGACAGGGAGGCGCAAACCATCCCAACCTTCGAATTATATTCGAATCAATTACAGGAATAGAAATAAATTTTCTTTTGTCTACTCCGTCTTTGGCATGCACTATTCCTGTGCTTCCTAATTCATTTAGTTTTTTTATAAATCTTTTTTCATAGTTCTTTGTTTCAAAAACAATATCATCTTCCATAAAACCAATATATCGATATGTTGTAGAATATTTTACAGCAATATAATTAAGTAAATTTAGAAAAGATCCGTGAATAGGTTCGTTAATTTCCCAGATTAATTCAGTGTATTTTTGTTTCATCTCATCATAACTTGTATCATCGGTATCAATAGCTATCAATAAATCTGAATATTCTTCAGTAGTATTGAGCCATGAAGTTATTAATTTTTGTAATCTTTCAGGACGTTTTCTTGACGGACATATCCATAATATTTTATCTTTCATTTATATGTTTCCCAAAAGGTTGTTCTTGTTAAACTTCTTTTACCGTCCTTTTTCACCATTGCGATTCCCATAACATAATTATGAATCTGGATTCTAACATGATGTTGGTTGATGGCATTGTCTGCAGGTAAAAAGGTTTTAGAATATGCTTCTACAAGTTTTTTAGCAGCATGTGGTTTTATAGCATATCCGCAATTTCCAGGCATAGAGCTTTGATGGTAATTTTCTGCCGTTGGATCACCTTCCGGAGTTTCTAAATAGTGCATATACTTTCCGCTTTTTGTAGGATGTCCTAATGCCAATACTAGTACATCTTCCCAATCTATAGGAATATATTTTCTTGTTAATTTTATGTCATCTTCCCAAATTATTATGGGTTCATCTAAATCAACACATTTTTGCCATAATCGATAGTGACTATAAAAACATCCTCGTACTCCCGGAGTAAAAGATTTCGGATTTTCTTTTTCCAAATCTACGGACGGATCAACTTTGTCTGGACCTTTTATACCCCACGGATGCAATTTTCTGTTTTCTTCTTCCATTAATCTAACAGCATCGTGGCCATATGTTCCTTCGAATAGTTCTACTTCTTCGCCGTATTCTTCTAATTTATTTTTTAGATCAATTGCCGTTTTTAACGATGCTTCAATCTTTGAAAGACAGATAATAAAGTTTTTCATTGCCAGTAACTTTCAGTTCTTTTTATTTTCAAATCGTTGACCTTACTACGGCCTAAATTTTTCCTGTCGCCTTTGAGGTGATCTAAATACGCCCCCCATTCGCTGTTGATCAGAGGATGACCTTCACCTTTAATTATGTTTTGACTCCAGTTGTATTCTTGTAATTTAAATTTTTTTCTAACAGCATCGAATACAAAACTGTCATGCCATTCGGCCAAAGTAAAAATTCCATATTCAGCGTCATCGTACATTCGTTGGAATTCTCTTATAAAAGATTGTACACACGGAGATCGCAAATTCAATGAATATAATCCACATTCTGAATATTTTCCTTCCCTCCCCAAATAACCTATATCTATATGAGGCGGACAAAATTTTTCTATTGTTTTTAATTGGATAGGACTGTGACAAACAGTATCGGCATCCATCCAGAATAGTACATCTGCCTCACTTTTTCTTGCACAATCAAAAATAGCATAAACTTTATGTGCGAATCTTACAGCATCCCACTTAAATCCTTTTCCAGCATCCTTGCGTTTAGATCTTATTGGATCATCGGTTACATTGCCGTTGGCTTTATTGACATTTTTCCAAATATTTTTAAATTCTGTCAATTCTTTTACGCTATCTAAATCTGTCAATGTAATTCTAGAGTGATCGGGTACTCTGGGATTGCATTTTTCTGGATAAACATTAAGAATAATTTCTTCAGGCCAGTTTTTTACAAAAGTATCGATCATTCGCTGACCGTATTGTTTCAATCCCTGTTCATGGAAGGTAGTTACCACTTCTATTTTCATTGTATTTTCCAAATATGCCAATTTTTTCCGATTTCTATTATTTGAAATCTTTCCTTTCTTAAAAATTTATTAAATTCCATCGAAGTTGAGGGATCTCCCTCAACTATCAGTAGACACTGTATCCTTTTCCACAACGGCCTTAACTCAGGGATCAAATGTACTAGGTCTTTATCAATAAAAACGAAATCTATGTCATATAACGCATGTATCGATTCTAAATCTTCTCTATAAATTAAATTTTTTCGCCTAAGTGTTTCATCTTTAGGAAAAGTTAAAAAAATTGTAGAAGTATTTTCCAATAAATCTTCCATGTTTCCAAATGCAGATCCCAGCACAAGACCATTTCGGTAATGTTTGTTGACTTTTTTTATTCGTTTTGAAAATTTCCCCATGATTTGCAATTAAATACTCATATATTTAGTGAAGGTTATGCGCTTCAAATTACATCAAGAACACGGTGCTTTAAACAGTCCTCCTATTTTTGCCGCAGTGGCGCAAGGGTTGCGAAATTCTGGCCACGAAGTGGTAAATTCTGAACAAGACATTGATGTCATATGGTCAGTTTTATGGCACGGACGAATGAAAGGTAATCAGCAGGTGTATCAACAGGCAAAAAAACAAGGCCGGCCTGTAATGATCATAGAAGTAGGAAATATTTTTAGAAACATAACATGGAGAATCAGTTTCAACCACATAAACGGACTTGGAAATTTTGGAAATTATGAAAATCTTGATCCAGACCGGCCAAAAAAGTTAGGTGTTGAATTGAAGCCTTTATTAAAAACTCGCCGTAGAGAAATTTTAATTGCATGTCAGCATGAACACAGTCTTCAATGGGAGGGAAATCCTCGCATGGCACATTGGGTCGAGAACAAGGTGCAGGAAATTCAAAATTACACCGATATTCCAATAGCGGTAAGACCACATCCTCGATCACAATTTTCAATAAATGTCAAAAATGTTCGAATCGATCAACCTAAACAAATACCCAATACCTACGATGACTATAATTTTGATTACAATTATCATTGTATTGTAAATCATAACAGCGGTCCGGGAATTCGAGCCGCTCTAAGCGGTGTACCGATCATTGTTGATCAGAGTAGTTTGGCCTATCCGGTCGGTGATTCGATGCAAAATATAGAAAATCCCCACTTACAAGATAGACAAGATTGGTTTATAAAATTAGTTCATTCAGAATGGACAGTGGACGAAATTTCTAAAGGAATACCGATAAAGAGAATTCTAAAAATTTAGAATTTTCTTGACATTTAGGTCAAATACCTATATTATATTACTATGACCCGATCTGTTTATATCGAAGACGTATTTTGTGAATTTTTTGATCTTTGTACAAGTAACAGTAATGTTATGACCAGTCACGAGTTAAACACATGTCAAAGTTTTAATTATCAATTAATCAATAAAAATCAATTAACTCAAAATCAAGGTAATTTTATTCTTAAAATTTTGTCAAAGTATAGGGTGCCTGTTAAGAAATTAGGTCTAGACTATGATGAGGCATTGCTAAATCCTGTATGGAAACACAATTTTAGAGTAATTGATCTTTCTAAGAAAATATATGTGGAAAAAAATGAGGAAAGTATCGGCATCTGCATGAAATTTCCATATTCTCTTAAGAAAGATTTTGATTCAGAAATAGAAAATATAGGAGGCGGCCGGTTCAGTCAATGGGATCATGATCGGAAGTTACGAATTTTGAACGCCTACAACTATAATCTCATACAACTTTATGAATTTTGCCAAAAAAATGCTTTTGAAATAGACGATTCGTTTCTGTCATTGATCAGTGAAGTTGAGGAAATATGGCAAAATCAAGAACACATTGTTACGCATGGAGTCATAAACGAAAATTACGTTGTCTTAAAAAATGCTCCAGACAGCACATTAGAATTTTGGGAAAAAACTAAGAAAAACTCACTTTTACAAGACATGTTTTTGGCTAAGACAATGGGTTATCCGGTGATGATTAATAAGACCGATAAAACTTTGTTAGAAAATATCTGTTCATCGAAAGAAAAGTTCTTCTGGTTTAAATCATTAGATGACTTCTTTTCTGTACATATGGATCTGGGTGGTATTTCGGCGGTATTATTAGATAGAAATACTAAAGATGTGGTAGAATGGCTCAAACATTTTATAGAGGTCAGTGATCGATTCGTTTCTAGAGATGACGTGAAAGTTTGTTTTAGAGAAGACAGCGATAATAAATCTGTTTTAAATTATTGGATCAAAAGCAATGGCCTTGGCGGCAAGGTAGAGAATGGAAAAATCTTAATTTTTCACCACAAACCCCCCAAGTGGTTGTTTTCTAAGATTATAGATGTTAAAATTATATTAACAAATAGTTACACTCCGCATGCCGAGCCGATAACTTCTTCGTGGGTACATTCTCACCCATGCGTGTGTTATACTGGAGATGTTAAACCGACTGCGCCAAGGAAGTCAAAAATTGTCAAATTGTAAGATAGTCATACGAGATGAGGTCAATATAAAAGTCGAAGGGCTCAGTGTGGAAACACGGAGAAAAATCGTAAACAAATTAAAATTTGATCTTCCGTATGCTCGACATATGCCGGCTTATAAGTTAGGAAGATGGGACGGAACTAAAACTTATTTCGGTATAGGGGGCACTGGATATCTGGCACATATTGACACTATTATCCCGATCATCGACGAGGAAGGATACGACATAGAAGTAGAAGATCTTAGACAACATCACGCATTTAATTTTGAAATCATCGATGAAAATTATTGGTCCAGTCGAGGAAAGACTTGGCCTAAGGGACATCCGGAAGCAGGCAAATCCATCGTGTTACGTGACTATCAATATGATGTTGTTAATAAATTTTTAGAAAATCATCAAGCTCTACAGGAGGTAGCTACAGGTGCAGGAAAAACTATCACTACAGCGACGTTATCGCATCTTTGTGAGGCATATGGCCGTACGATGGTTATTGTTCCGAACAAATCGCTTGTTGTCCAAACTGAGGAAGACTACAAAAATCTAGACCTAGACGTTGGCGTATATTTCGGCGATCGCAAAGAATTAAACAGAACACATACTATCTGTACATGGCAGAGTCTCAACATATTAGATAAGAAAAGCTATGATGACGAAACACTTACCTTAGCAGAATTTTGCGAAGGTGTAGTGGCCGTTATCGTAGACGAAGTGCATCAAGCCAAGGCCGATGTGTTAACCAAGTTACTCACACAAAACTTTAAAAATTGTGCTATTCGATGGGGACTTACTGGTACAGTTCCAAAAGAAAAATGGGAATATCAAGGATTGTTGGCCAGTATAGGACCAGTGATCAATCAAGTGTCTGCACACGAGCTACAACAAAAAGATGTATTAGCACAATTACACATTAACATTCTTCAAACTAACGAAGTGCAGGCATTTAGAAGTTATCAAGATGAGTATACATATCTTGTAACCAATCAAGAACGAATTAATTGGTTCGGCTCAAAAATTAAAGAGATATCGGCGTCGGGAAATACATTGGTGTTAGTCAATAGGATAGACACCGGCAATAAACTTATGGATTTATTGTCAGATGCAGTTTTCATTTCTGGTGCTGTTAAATTAAGCGACAGGAAAGAAGAATATGATGAAATTAAAACTAGTGACGGCAAGATTATTGTGGCGACTTATGGTGTGGCCGCTGTGGGTATTAATATCCCTAGGATTTTTAATCTGGTTCTTCTGGAGCCCGGAAAGAGCTTTGTCAGGGTTATACAAAGTATTGGACGAGGCATTAGGAAAGCCGAAGACAAAGACTTCGTTCAGATCTGGGACATCACCAGTGCATGTAAGTATGCCAAACGTCATCTTACCGAGCGAAAAAAATATTACAAAGAGGCCAACTATCCCTTTACAATAACCAAGGTAGACATATGAAAATTTTAACATTAAACAACGTGGCATTTGATTTGAACGATTTGCCAGACGAAGTAGACGAAGATACTAGATTTTCGGTATTAGATAATTCAAATCCTGCCGAACCAGATTTCTTTTTTATGCCTTTGATCTTTTTAGAATCTTTTAATAGTCCTGCTATATTATTAAACATTGGAGGACATGAAGTACAGATGCCTCTAGATTGGTGTATGGTAGTAGGCGACAAAGATTGTGGTTTAGATCCCGAAGTGTTGCCCTTAACAAGTTTGAACGAAAGAGGCTTTGATGCATTTGTGTTCAATCCGATCAAAGGATTTAAATGCGAATATATGCCTATCGAAATCGTAAACATCTATCAAGATGTTCGCTGGTATTTTCCTAAAATGAAAAATGGACAATTACTAACTGTACCGTTAAGTGACGAGGAGAATCCGCCTTGTGTATTTTTTGTCAAAGAAATTTCTAGACAAAGTGAAATCATTCATTTAGATAAAGTAATTTGATGCCAATGGACAGCCTTATGTGGCAAGAAACAGATGACGAGGCGTTCAAAAGAAGATGTATCGGATGGGAACTTAAATATCTTCTATGGCCAAGACGTTGTCATTACACAAGAAGATTATTGTGGCTCACATGGGCTTATATAGGAGCATCTGTGCTGACTGGACCCGGAGATCCTATATTTGATTATCGCTGGTGTGAAAGACATGAATATTTGTTTTTGAAAATAAAAGGAACGATATGAAATCAGGTAAAGTTTGGGGAATAACAGAATTATTGGAAGCCAACGGAGTTCTGGAATTTCATCGTATTGAAGCTAAAGCAGGCGGAGTCTGCTCTAAACATAAACACAAATACAAGTGGAATGGCTTCTTTATAGAATCAGGTAAGATGATCATTAGAGTATGGAAAAATAATTACGATCTTGTAGATGAAACATGTCTTGCAGCCGGTCAATATACTAAAGTGGCACCGGGTGAATATCATCAATTCGAAGCACTAGAAGATACAGTGGCTTTTGAATTATATTGGGCTGAATTTGATCACGACGATATTGAAAGAGAAACTGTGGGGTTTAACAAAAATGGGAACACTTAAAGCGGACGCCAAATACATATATGAACGTAACGGCGACACAGTTTATGCTAGAGAATTTGGCGCTGATCCTAGCACCAGAAAAGTTATAGGATATGATTATAATCCCGACCCTACTATTTCTAATATTGCCGATAGATATTTTCTCGAAGTTGAATGGTCAAATATACTGAAGGAATCTCGTTCAAATCCCATGTTGCAAGAAGCCATAGAACGTGTTAAAATACTTTATCATCTGAGTAAACAAGATGCCGAATAAACATATTGATCTTTTCAAAGAAATTATTCCTGCTGTAGATATCGGCATGAAAGAACTTTGGGATGCTGCTGAAGAAGAAGGTAAAAAAGAAATCAAAGCCGATTTTTGGAATTTGAATAGATATATCAGTAATGTTAAATCTAACAATAGAGAATTGCAAGAACATTTTGTTTTAACAGTAAATGAATTTTACAATAAAAATTGGGCAGCTATTCAAAAACATCCTAAGTTAGTATGGCAGACATTGTGTATGTGTAGCCACGAAAGTAAAAGAACATATTTTCACGAATACATACCTTTGAGAACAGTAAAGAACAAAAAAGTAGAGTTTTTAGGTAAACTCTTTCCATCAACAAAGTGGAGCGATCTTGAAACACTTGCAGTTATTACCACAGACAAAGAAATCAAACAATATTGCGAAGGCCTCGGTTGGGACAAAAAAGAGATCAATGCTATCAAGTTTTAAATGCGAATACTGCGGTAAAGATTTTGCCAAAGAAAAAACTTTGGCAGTGCATATCTGCGAGCAAAAAAGAAGACATCTAAGTAAAAATGAGAAACATGTTCAAGCCGGTCTAATGACATTTCAAAAATTTTACGACTTCGTTCAAAAAGGAAAAACACAAAAAACATTTGATGATTTTGCAAATAGTCCTTACTATACAGCTTTCGTGAAATTCGGTAGTTTTTTAGTGAACGCTGCACCTATATATCCTGAAAGATTTATCGAGTTTGTCATCAAAAGCGGAATAAAATTAGATCACTGGTGTCGTGATGAACTATATGAAACTTACATACAGGACCTAATAAAAATAGAACCTGCCGACGGAGCTGTGCAAAGAAGTATTACAACCATGATGGATTGGGCAGACAAAAATCAAGCACAATGGGAGCATTATTTTGCATATGTTAACTTGAACAGAGCTGCTCACGATATAAAAGAAGGACTAATAAGTCCTTGGTTAGTGTTAAATACCAAGTCGGGTAAGGATATGTTAAAAAGAATGAACGACGAACAGTTGGATATTATTGGAGCGATTATTGATCCTAATTATTGGGCTAAAAAATTTAAATCGTTGCCTGCGGATATTGAACTGGTTAAAGACATTGTAAGGGAGGCCAAGATACTTTGATGCCTAAAAGACCAGATCCTGAAATTGAAGAATTAAAAGATAATGAAGAGTTTATTTCTAGAGATGACATCGATATTGAAGTTAGATTGACCGAAGATAATACAGTAATGGTACAATTTTCTGGTTTTAACGACGACGAAGATGCTGAGGAGTATGCTCAATTTCTAGCAGACACACTTCCATTATTATTATTTGAAAGTACGAGATTGCAATAATGCCAGATATCGACATAGATTTTGTAGACAGAGAACAAGCACTGAAATTATTTCAATATACTTGTGCGAGTCGCATAGAAAATAATGAATTAGTTAAACATAATACCGGTGTATACATGCATCAAGTTCCTGTAGATCCTATAAAGAATTTATGCACATTGTCCTATGAACATGCGGAAGAACAAGGATTTTTTAAAATTGATTTTTTGAATGTTGGCATTTATAAAGGTATAAAAAACGAGGAACATCTCGTTCAATTAATGAAACAGGAGCCATTATGGGAATTACTTTTAGACGACCAATTTGTAAGTCTATTATTTCATTTGAACGGCCATGGTGCAATTCTGAGGAAGACTTGCCCTACCTCAGTGGAACAATTAGCTGCCGTCCTAGCTATGATCCGCCCCGCGAAGAGGAATTTGATTGGGAAGACTTGGCCGGAGATCATGACGGAAGTGTGGATTCCTCCAAAGACTGGTGAATATTATTTTAAAAAAAGCCACGCTATTGCCTACGCCATGGCTATTGTTGTACAGATGAATCTCATATGTGAACAAATAAGTTATGGATATTCTTGATGGACTTTGATTCTTTTAGTTCTGCCCAGATGCAATCTAAACTTTGGCTAGTTCAAAGATTAGAAGATGCATTGAATGAACATCGTCCTACAGAGGAAGGATATAGATTATGGATACTGGCAGGATGGTATGGTATAACTAATTTGTTAATCAGAACCAGAAATAAAATACCTATACAAGAAATTAGATCTTTCGATATCGATCCGTCCTGTGAAAATATTGCCGATGCGATAAACAATCTTTGGGTATGGAAGGCATGGGAATTCAAAGCTCATACTGTCGATATAAATCATTTAAGCTACAATCCTAAACCGGACGTTATTGTAAACAGTGCGGTGGAACATATGATTTCAGATCAATGGTGGAAAAATATTCCTGAAAATACAATAGTATGTTTGCAAGCCAGCGACTTAGATCATAGTGATCATGTGAATAAAGTTTCGTCATCTAATGAACTTTTAAATAGATATAAATTACAAGAATGTTTTTATGAAGGAACAAAACGATTTCAATATGATCAAAATGGATTTAATAGATTTATGATCGTAGGGGTTAAGTAGGTTTTCGGATTAAAGTAATAGATTTTCTCTTGATTCGTTTTACTATAATATCATTAAGGCTGGTACATGGCCCGAATAGTATCTTAACATCTTTGGTAGAAAAATTCCTAATTATATACTTGAAATCAGTGATTTCTCGTAACAAGAAGATATTGATGGGAATCTGACGATTACTCTCCCACCACCAAACTTCACCCAATTCTAAAAATCTTTGTTTTTCCTGTTCTGTTTTAATTAAGGTATAATCATACATACTAGTGACCTGAGCGTCTTGATTTATGATGATTCCCACGTATTCTTGATCTACGTGATTAAGTACACTAATGAATGGAAAATTTTGTTGTAAATTCTCTGTTATTCTCATAGATAAATATTGCTAAAGGTCCATAACGTATGCAAGCAATTTCAGTTTATTTATATCCAAATCTAATTGATGTATTTACAAATTTGCATTCTGATTGGCTTCAAGAGAGGTATCGTAGAGTGTATAATAGAACCGTTAAAATATATAGAGGTGTAGATAATAGAATAGATCTACAAGTAAGAAATTCAGATCAAAAAGCTGTTAGCACTTCAGGGTATAACTTTGTTTTTAGTCTTATTAATCCCGAAACCCAGAAATTGCTATTAAGCAAAGACTGTGCAGACATTAATGATTCTAGTACAAGCAAGGGTCGTTTTTTTGTTACTTTAACACAATCTGAATTATCAGCAATAGAGCCGGGATTTTACCATTATTCTGTCATTAGAGAGATAAGACAAGATTTGGGAGATGGAAGTTATTCGGTAACCCAAAAAGATCCTTTATATATCGACAGCCAATATGGCACCCATGCAATCATAGAAATCGGCAATAACTTACAAGGCGAACCAGTAGATAGTGTGAGGGTAATTGCATTTAAAAATTTCGAAGCTTTCAATCCTGGAGATCAAAAATATTTTATAAGCAGTATTATCGATGCTAAACCAGAAACCAATTCGCCACAGAGCCTTCATACATTCCAATTCAATATGACCAATTTCAGTGGTTCAATACTTATTCAAGGCAGTTTGAGTGAAGGTGGTAATCCACAGACATGGACTAATTTAGAAACTCTGGTAGCTGATCAAGATTCGATTTTATATCAAAATATCGTTGGCAAATACAATTGGTTTAGAATAAAACATCTTCCCGATACTACTTTAACTAATTATGGGACTGTTGACAGTATACTTTACAGATAGTATACTATAAACATGGCTCTTGTCTTAGATAAATTTCGAACTCTACTGCCACCTAAAACAAAAACTAGCCCGAGCGGATGGACTAGTTTCAATGCTCCTTGCTGTCATCATAGAGGACATAAGTCTGACACTAGGAAACGTGCAGGTGTGACATTCGGAGATGGTATAGTCTACAATTGCTTCAATTGTAAATTCACTGCCAGTTGGCAACCAGGAAGGAATATAAACGAAAAGTTTAAAAATCTTTGTCGCTGGTTAGGCGCTTCTGATGACGATATAAAAGAATTAATTTTTGAAGCACTCAAGACAGAAAGCACAGATTATAAACAAGAAATATCTGAGCCTAGAGCAGTATTTTCAGAGAAAGATCTGCCGGGGGGTTCAATGCCTTTATTGAATTGGGTAAATGGCGAATATTGGAAAGACATATCTTTAGAATTAGAACCAGTTATATCCTACGTAGTTAACAGAGGCCACGATCCGTTTGACGGCAATTTTTATTGGAGCCCTGCTCAAGGTTATTCTGACAGAATCATTCTTCCATATTTTTATAATGGAAAAATAGTAGGTAACACAGCAAGAAAAATCACAGAAGGAAAGCCCAAATATATTTCAGATCAACATCCTTTCTTTGTATACAATTTAGACAATCAAGAAGAAGGAAACAAATACATATTTGTAGTTGAAGGACAGTTTGATGCATTGTCAATCGGAGGAGTGGGTCTTCTCACTAACGAAGTATCTGATCTCCAATCTAGGATAATTAACAGTATGGGCAAACAGGTAATTGTTATACCTGATCAAGACAAAGCCGGATCTGTTTTAATTGATCAAGCAAAAAAACTTGGATGGGCCATAGCATTTCCTACGTGGGAAAAAAATGTTAAAGATTGTGCCGATGCTGTTAAAAAATATGGTAGATTATTTGTAACAGTAGATGCTATTAAAACTGCCACAACTAATCCGGCTAAAATAGAAATTGAAAAAAGGAAACTCTTAAACGAGTTGGAAATTGAAAATGTTTAAAAAAATAATCGAATTATTGATTTATCCTTATACAAAATTCAAAGAGAGAAGGGCTTGGAAAAAACGTTTAGAAGAATTGAAAAAACGTGATCCGTTTATATACAAATGATTACCTGGGGAATTAACGCATTAAATCACGGCAGTAGCCTTGCAGTGTTTGCCAATGGCAGACTGTCGATGTTTGAGTCTTGTAAATCAGATCATCTAGATTCTTCATTAATCCATAGAGCGTTTAATTATGGTGGCCCGGCTCATATTTTTTGGTATGAAAGACCGTGGTTAAAAAAAATAAGGCAAGCCAAGGCCGGCCAATGGCATAGAGTAGTAGATTTAGAAGATTTACCTAGAAGATATCTTAATAAGATCAATATCAAATATGCTAAATTACATTACACTCCTCATCATGGCAGTCATGCCGCTGCTGGTTATTATACTAGTCCATTTAATCACGCGGCTATTATAGTTTTAGATGCCATAGGCGAATTCGAGTGCGCCACCATATGGGAAGCCAGGTACGGAGAAATAAAAAAAGTTTGGAGTCGCAATTATCCTAATAGTCTTGGATTATTTTATTCTGCATTTGCTCATCTCATAGGATTAAAACCTATTCTAGAAGAACATATATTTCAGCAGATGAGCGACAAGGGTGATTCTAGTCGATTCTATTCAACTGTTCTAGATTATATGTTACCTACTTTGCGTATGCCGAAAAATCTTCATCAGGGTGTAACTGACTGGCCGCATCCTATTGAGACTGAACAAGATAGACACGACATAGCCGCAGCAGTACAAGAAGTTTTTGAAAGGCAAATAGAATTAATTCATAATCAAGCTAAAAAGTTAACTGGTGCCGAATCTCTTGTTTATATGGGGGGATGCGCAATGAATTCTAAGGCCAATAAAAAAATTGTTGAGCCAATGTGGAAATATCGTTGGAGCCTACCTCAACCAGGAGATCCGAGCTCTAGCATAGGTGCTGTTTTATATCATGAAAGATTTAGAGAATGGGATTGGAAGTTTGGGGTTGTAAAGCACATGGAAATTAGTGTATAATAAATGATGATTAAAGATTACGGATACGAAGTACAAAAATTATATCTAGAATTAATGCTGGCCGACGCAGAAATATTTGTGAGGTGCCAAGGCATTTTCGATCACACATTGTTCGATCGAAAGTTACAAGATGCTGCTGAATTTATTAATATCTATGCTAAACAATATTCAGTAATGCCAGATTATAATATGGTTAACGCATCTTGTAGAATAGATTTACAAAAGCCAGAAGACATCAAAGAAGGACATAATGATTGGCTCATGGATGAGTTTGAGCATTTCACTCGTCACAAAGCTCTAGAACGTGCTATCATTAACTCAGCGGATCTACTCGAAAAGAAAGATTACGGACAAGTTGAATCTATGATCAAGGAAGCAGTTCAAATATCCTTAACCAAGGATCTTGGCACAGACTACTTTGAAGATCCTAGAGCTAGACTGATGCGCATCAAAGATAAGAATGGTCAAATATCTACTGGTTGGCCCACCCTAGATCGTAGATTGTTTGGAGGTATGAATCGCGGTGAGCTTAATATTTTTGCTGGCGGTAGTGGTGCAGGTAAGTCGTTGTTTCTTGCCAACTTGGGTGTTAACTGGTGCCTTCAGGGGCTGAACGTTCTATATCTAACATTAGAACTTTCAGAAGACCTGGTAGCTATGCGTATTGATGCAATGACCACTGGCATTTCGACTAAAGAAATTTTCAAAGAGCTTGACGATGTTGAAATGAAAGTTCGTATTATAGGAAAGAAAGCAGGAAAACTCCAGATTAAATATATGCCTAGCGGTAAAACTGCTAATGATCTTAGAGCATACATGAAAGAATTTGAAATCAAAACAGGTTCTAAGATCGATGTACTGCTGGTAGATTACTTGGATCTCTTAATGCCGGCTAGTCGTAAGATTTCGGCAGAAAACTTATTCATCAAAGACAAATATGTATCTGAAGAATTAAGAAATCTCGCGATGGAGAAACAATGTATTCTAGTAACTGCGGCACAGTTGAATCGTGGCGCTGTTGAAGAAGTTGAATTTGATCATAGCCATATTTCGGGCGGGTTGAGTAAGATTCAAACTGCCGACAATGTGTTTGGTATCTTTACCAGTCGCGCCATGCGTGAACGAGGACGCTATCAGATACAGTTGATGAAAACACGTTCCTCGTCGGGTGTGGGACAAAAAGTAGATCTAGAGTTTAATTTAGAAACACTAAAAATCAGCGACCTCCCAGAAGAAGAACAAGAAAGCCACAATGGTGCTAGTAGAGGCAGTTCTAGTATTATCGAAAGCATCAAAGCTAGATCAACGGTTCATCAGCCTAAAATTGATGCGGACGGTGGAATAGAAGATCCCACAAAAGGTGCAAGTTTAGGCAGAGTACGTGCTAATGTTGAGAGCACAAAACTTAGAGAAATTTTAAATAATCAATTCGGTGATGAAGAGTAGTAAAGTAGAATTGTTAAAATGGTTGCCTTTAGAAAACGAATATATTGAAATAGATTGGCCTAAGGTACACAAAACGATCGGTATCGATCAAACGAGATGGTTGCTAGATCAACCACAAGATCACTGTCAAATTGTGCTAGAACGCAGAGGCAGGTATTGTCGCTTAATCGCTGAATTTTATAATAATAGTGCTTTGGCAAATTACCATTTAATGTGGGCTAAATAATGAATGCGCCTACGAGAATTAAACGAACGTTCTTCATTTGTCACAATTAATCGTCGCCTTAATCCTAAAATATGGTCAGGGGATGAATTAGATCCCGCAGTAGTAGAAAAACTTAAAAAAATAGCCTTGGCTTTTGAAGAATTTGTAGGCGTAGATCTAGACATTAAGGATTATACTATAACTGGTTCAAATGCCAATTATACGTGGACTGACTATTCTGATTTAGATCTTCATCTGATCATTCCCGGAACTCCGTCTGAAGAACAAAGAGAGCTTTTTAATGCCAAAAAGTCACTGTGGGCCGAACAGCACGATATCACTATCAAAGGATTGCCTGTAGAGTGTTATGTACAAGGCGAAGATGAAGAACATCACAGCACAGGTGTGTATAGCATACTAAAAAATCAATGGCTGGTTGAACCTAAGAAAATCAAACCGGAAGTAGATGATGCTGCGGTAGAAGCTAAAAAAGATGGAATCATGCGTGAAATTGAATCTGCCATGCTCAGTAAAGATCTTGAGAAAATACGCAGAGTTAAAGAAAAAATTACTAAAATGCGTAAGGCAGGTTTAGCTAGGGCCGGAGAATGGAGTGTAGAAAATCTAGTGTTTAAGATCCTGCGCAATCTCGGTCTAATAGATCAAATAGCAGAAAAAATAAGAGAGTTGGAGGATGACCAACTCTCTCTAGAACAACAAAACTCTACTGTTTAGTTATTCGTTCTTATTACCAAAAAGTTGTAACAAGCTAAGGAAGATATTAATAAAGTTGAGATACAGGCTCAATGCACCCATAATCTCCGCTTTTCCATTGTTGTCATAACTCACTAATTGACGAATTTGTTGTGTGTCATAGGCAGTAAGACCCACAAAGATTATAATTGCCAAAGCTGAAATTACAGAACTGAGCACTGCATTATTAACTAGTCCGGGCCAAAAGCTGGCTAAAACTAGATTAACGATACTAGCGATTATGATCGCTATCAGCCCGACAAATAAGAATGATCCCCATCCACTGAGATCTTTCTTTGTAAAATAACCGTAAAAACTCATCGTACCAAAAAGCACAGCGGCCCCCATGAATGCTGACACGATAGAACCTAGAGTGTAAACCACAAATATTGTGGCAAAACTTAATCCCATCAAAGCAGCAAAACCATGCAGAAGAATTTGCAAGGTACTTTTGCTCATTTTATCAAAGGCAAGACTCATGCCCAAGACAGCGATCAAGGGAGCGAAAATTACTATCCATTTCATTGCACCCGTAAAGAAAAAGGTCATTAAGGCGGCATTACTACTAACCAGCAGCGAAACAATCATGCTGGTCAATAATGCCAGACCCATATGGCCGTAGACACGACCCATTGCAGAGTTAATTTCTCCAGCAGATCGATAAGTTGCAGTTGCGTACATTTGGACTCCTTTTATATTGAAAGTATAACTATTATACTGTAAAATTATTTATTGGTCAACGGTCCTCACCGCGTGATTATACCAAATTATAACAATTATATAAATATTCGTTTACCACACAGAAACCATGAAATTAACACGCTGCACGGAAATCACAGAAAAATTGTTGACGTTAGTTAAAGATGATCCGGTACGTCCCGAAATTCCAGTTGAACAGCGGATTGATCAAAAAGGATGTGTGTATGTTTTGGAAGACGATAAAGGCGAGGCATTGGCAGTGACTTGTGTTAAATTTTTAGGCAAGATACCGTCTTCTGTAGAAGAATTAGCAGACGTAGCAGTCAACACTTCCACGGCTGTTTTCTATACTATTTGGAGTTACGCTGCTGGTGCAGGTCGTACATTAATTGAACAGGCACAGGAAGATATCAAATCGCAGCAGCCAGAGGTAAACACTTTTGTTACACTAAGTCCTAAGACTGAAATGGCCCGCAAATTCCATCATAAAAACGGCGCTAAGACCTATCGAGAAAACACAGATACCATTAATTATCTGTACGATTAAACTTACCAAGAAATTCTACGCCTACTCTGCGTTTCCAGGGTAGGATTTCTCCTTTGCTGTGGATATTTTCAAAATAATATTTCAAGGCCGTAGGATTTAATTCATCTAACATAAAATCTTCGTTTTTATACCAATTCTTATCAATCAACTGTGTTTTGAAACCGGTAGATATGTCGGCTACCTTTTTGTTGACTAACTGTTCTGCTAGAAGTTCGCTGAGTATGTCGTGATTGCTGAGACACATGTGATTATATCTGCAATCATAGCCTTTGAAATATCCGGATCCTGTTTGATTGTATAAATCCACTACTACTTCCTGATCAGCGTATTCTGCAAATTGTATCGCTGAAAGAAAGCCTTTGGCCCAATCCAAATTACTCCAGGTATCGCAGGGATTAAATTTATCATCAAAGGCTTTCACTATAAGAGGATTACGCAGTCCTTTGATTTGTGCGTAATAAGCTATCAAAGATAGTCTACACACAGATTGTAGATGATCTAATGCAGGACGTTGTATGTGTTTGAGATATAATTCAACCGATCGAGCTCGCTCTTTGCCCACATGCTGATCTAGATCTATGATGTTCCAATTAGTCAATGTGGGCATATCATCAAAATACCAATATCTACTGGCGCTGGTCATCACTATGACCACGAAATCATCGGGCAGTATCTGATCTTGAAAACTCATGAAACTGTTCACCGTCCAATCTTGTGAACAGCCTATAAGACTGTAGTTGAACAGTTCTATGGGCTCGTTCAACATCAAACTGATGCGTTTAGCCAGTTGCCTGGACCATACTCTGGGGTTGTCTTTTTTAGGGTCACAGACGCCGAAACTGTCAGCGAATACCCATAATCTTTTAACTGTGCGTTGTGTCATAGCTGTATATATCAGCACTGACACCAAGTTTGTAAATTATTGATCTACTGAATAAGTGCTAACTTCTGCTACCCATTGATCTTGGCCGCGTTGCTGCATCTGCGCCGCGAAGTTTTGGGCTAACCGCCATGCCTCGGCTTCTGCAGTGATGTGCTGTCTAAGATCCTGTCTTTGTACTCGCATGTTGGTTTTAACATTACGAGCCATAACTTTATATGCTGTCATAACCACTCCTTAGACAAGTATTTATTCGTCAAGGATTTTTTGGTTCGGCTATGAAGTTATAAACCACACAGAAACGCTGAGAATGTTCACTAGGACGGCCGGTGATTCTCCAATGTGTACCGTCACAGTCGTACCATGTGTTGGCTTTGGGTTCCAGCTCATGTGCTAGATCATAGGTTTCCGGCAGTTCCCACTGCTGCATCCAACTTCTCTGCTTGAAGATTTTCAATGCGCCATCGCTGGTTTCGGGAAACCAATAGCCCGTTTGATGCGGGCCACTGAGATCTATGTGGGGTTTGCTGTTATCCGTATCTGTGGGCAGACTGTTGACTATTCTAATCTTGAACAGTAGGCCTAGTTTTCGATCAGTGCGATCTAGTGCTGTCAACAAAGGCAGCACCAGCAAATTATACAAAGGACTGATTTCTCGATCATTATCGTAGACCATGTGAGTGTATTGATTCCAATCATATACTCTGATGTCTGCGCTGCGATTAGGACCAAAAAATCCATAGGTCACACTAGGATCTACCACACAGTGTCTTAGAAAGTCTTTGACTTCGTCTGTGAATAGATCTTCTACCACGTGCAATGGGGGCGTGATCAATAGGTCGCTGTGTCTTCGGGGTTCGCCTGGTTCTGGTGCAGGCATCTGCATAAAATCACTCATTGTATCTCCTTGTCACTTACTTAGCTAAGTATTACCATGCAAGCAGAAATTTTAGACCTGTTTCCTACCGCAGTGATCAGATATGGTATAGATCCCGAGCCTTGGCAGGTCAGTCTCCGACAGCAGCCGTTAGAGCATCGCGGCAGTCACAGCTACAGTCTAGACTGTCATATTTTGGATCATTATCCAGATCTTCGTGACATCATTGAACGATGTTGCACAGACTATGCTCAAAATGTCTTGGGCATGGTAGACGTTCAACGAGCACAGACCAGTTGGATCAATCACAGCCAAATCAGCGATTTCACGCACGAACACATACACAGTAACTCGGTCATAGCAGCCTGTTGGTATTGGGATCTGCCCGGAGGTCGGGATCGCATACGATTCCATAAACCAGATCCCAGAGCATGGGGTGTGTATAACATGATATTTGATCTAGATCCGCAGCGAGCACAGCGCAGCCCTTATGCCAAGACCACTGTGGAAGTCACAGTGAACCAAGGAGACCTTTTGGTATGGCCCAGTTGGCTCTTGCACAGCGTACCCGCTATGACTGAACAGGCGGATCGTTGGAGCTTGGCTGTGAATACCATGCCCGTGAGAGGATGGGGCAGCAG